AGTCTTAAGCTTAGTATCTACAGAATTAGTGGTAGCTAATCCATTGAATGCAATACTAGATCCATTAGTCTGATTAAGAGTAATAGATCCTATCTCATTACCATTAAGACTGAATGATACCTTGGAATCACTAGGTTTAAGATTACCAAAGTCTATAGTAGTATCTTTATTCTGGTTCAAAGTAAAACTACCAATATCAGATCCATTAGCTTTAATAGTTACAGTATTATCATTAGGTTTGGTAATTAAATTATTAATACCACTTATATCAATAGTAGAATCATTGGATTGATCTGTAGTAAACGATCCAAGATTAGTATCCTCATAATTAATCTTAACAGTACTGTCATGAGCCTTAAGGCTATCAAGATTAACAGTCTGATATTCTGTTTGTTTATTAAAATCTATAGATCCTAAAGTCTCACCATTAACCTTAAATAAAGCCTTAGCAAGATCTACTACAGACTGTGAGGAATCCCCTATATCAATAACAGAATCATTATCCTGGTTCAGGGTAAAAGAACCAAGATACTTACCATTAGACTTAATAGTAATAGTACAGTTACTTGGTTCAGTTGTACTGTAATTACCTAAATCTATTGTATTATCCCAAGTCTGATCTACATTAAATTCACCTTTAATATCTCCATTAACCTGAAGATAAATCATACCATTACCAGGCTGTTGTACATAATCACCATCTGCCATAGAAGGTTCTCCTTTATCTGGATTTAAATATAATTCATTTTTGGCTAAAGCCATAGTTACTAACGTATCATAATCTTTACAATACTGTATAGGAAAGTCTGCTAAGTAACCAGCCCATTCAGCTCCTTTAATATCTATAAGATTCTTATAAGGACTAGCCCATTTAGGTCCTTTAGTATCTATAAGATCATTATAAGCATATGGCATTGGGTTAGGATGGCAGAGATCAAGTTCAATCTCTAGATTTGATCTAGGTATATTCCTAGGATTAGATCTGATATTATTCCAATATTGAGTTACTCTTTTAAGATCCATAAAGTGTAACTCATAATAAGTAAATTTATGATTACCATTCTTGATATAAACATCACCCTCAGGAAGATAAGATTCCTTGGTTATTCCATCAGTAATCCTATATGTAGGTTTTATCTTATAATTACGATAGGTAAGATCTACCATCTTAAGCTTACCATCTATAGTAATACCAAGCATCTTACCTTTGTTAAATAACCAGTCATAACTGGCAAATCCAACAGCTACAGTATTCTTAGGAGCTATTTTTGGTTTATCTTTATTACATCTTAAATATAACCATGTATTATAGTTATCAATATCATTCTGCTTGTATTTAAGTTCTTTAGATGGATTGAACTCTACAAATACAAGATAGAGTGGATTATCCATATTATCCATAGTTATTTATCCTTAACAAATGAGAATAACAAAGATTTAGTAGAATAATATTTCTCTTGGGTTTCTTCATACTTATTTTTAAGATCTTTTAATTGATCTTTATAATTAGTAAGTCTTCTATCCACAATAAGATACTGCTCTACTAATCCTCTGGGTACATGTTTAATATGCATTATAGACCACACATATCCTTCGTCTACTGAGAATTGTACAGACATCTTATGGATAAAATCATCTTCAGATAGATCTAGCTTAATCTTTTCCTTCTTAGGGAACTTAATAGCTTCTTCCAGAGAATAGCCCTTGTGTCTTCTGGAGATGTAAAGACTGTAAGGAATGTTATAGTATGCAAGGGCTTGTTTTATAGAATTAAAGGTTCTACCATCCAGAGTAATTTTCTTTGCTTTCATTTACCTGTTGAACCAAATCCACCATCTCCTCTCTTGGTTTCAGGTAACTTGGTTACTATCCTTATTTCATCATGTAATACAGGAACAAGTAACCCTTGAATAAGTCTGTCTCCTTTCTTGAATTTAAGTTCATCACCAAATATGTTACCTTCATTCTCATCTATGCAGAATTTAGCCATCCATTCTCCACGATAATCTGAATCGATAACACCTAAGGTATTCCTGAGATAGAGACCTTTCTTAGTACCAGTACTAGATCTGGGTACTAATAAACAGGCATATCCTTCAGGTACAGCTGCCTTAAAACCTAAGTTAACCTCTAAAGGAACACCTATAGTAATAGTAATATCTCTTGGGAGATATATATCTAACCCAGCTGCTCCATCAGTTTTATACTCAGGTGCTTTAATAGACTGATCTAAAAGAACTATATCCATAAACTCACTCTTGACTTGTCCTAACATTATGTGTTAAATAACACACCATAAGATTATATTGGATTTTACTATGCTGAATCAAGTAAAGAAGCTAACTAACTGGAAAAATGAGCCAACAGTAGATGATCTCAAAGAAGATTATATTAGGGCTAGTGCATCCTATGCTGAACATAGATCTCAGGTAGAGTCTTTTCTTAATGCATTAGCTGCCCCATCACCTGTAGAGAAATCACCTACTCATTCTGCTGTTCAGCCTAAATTAATAAGAAAACAGGCTGAATGGAGATATGCTGCTCTATCAGAACCATTCTTATCTGATTCAGATATGATCCATATATCACCCAGAACATATGAAGATGGGTATGCAGCTAGACAAAATCAAATAATCTTAAATTACCAGTTCAATGAAGAGTTAGATAAAGTTCATCTTATTGATACTTATGTCAGATGTGCAGTAAATGAAGGTACAGCAGTATTAAGAGTAGGCTGGGATTCATATAAAGAAAGAGTAGAATCACCTGATACTGAATATACAATAGAGCCTATTACAGATCCATTAGAAGTAAAGAAATTCAATCAGATTCAAGCCTTGGCTCAGGATGATGTAGATAGTGAGTCAGTACCTACCCAATGGTTAGATGCATTACAGGTATCTCAGGAAGAGACCCAGAAGAGACAGCAGGAAGCTCAGCAACAGGCTCAGGAATTAATTAATTTCCAGATGCAACAGATACAGCAATCTGGTCAGGAAGTAGATCCTGAGCAATTACAGCAGATGCAGCAACAGATTATGGAACAGGCTATGTCTCAGGTACAACCTGCTATGTATAAGCCAGTTCCTAAGAATAAAACCAATAAATGGATAACTAAGGAAGTTAATAAGCCTGATGTAGAAGTACTGGATTACAGAGACTTAATGGTAGATCCTGGCTGTATGGGTGATATATCAAAAGCAGAGTATATGATATATGTTTTTGATACCTGTAAAGCAGATCTTATTAAAGCTGGTATCTATACTAATCTGGATCAAATACAGGATGAGACACCAGCATGGGATGACAGATATTACATGTATGCTGATAATTTCAGAGATCCTGCAAGAAAGAGAATTACAGCATATGAGTACTGGGGTAACTGGGATATTAATGGAGATGGTACTAAGACAGCAATAGTAGCTACTTTTGTTGGTTCTACTATGATTAGGTGTGAGTTAAATCCTTTCCCTGATCATAAACCTCCTTTTGTTATAGTTCCTTATCTTCCTGTTAAAAACTCTGTATGGGGTGAACCTGATGGTGCTCTGTTAACTGAAAACCAGGCTATTATTGGTGCAGTAACCAGAGGTATGATAGATCTTCTTGGTAAATCAGCTAATTCCCAGACTGGTGTAGCAGCTGGTATGCTTGATTCAGTAAATAGAAAGAGATTTGAGAAAGGATTGGATTATCAGTTTAATCCTGCTATGCCTCCTCAGAATGGAATATTCCAGCATGTATATCCTGAGATACCTCAATCAGCTTTCTTAATGATTCAGAATATGCAACAGGAGGCTGAGTCACTTACTGGTGTTAGAGCATTCCAAAGTACTCAAACTTCTCTTGGTCAGACTGCTACAGAAGTAAGAGGAGCATTAGATGCTGCATCCAAGAGAGAAATGGGTATCCTTAGAAGATTAGCTAAGGGTATGGAAGAAGTAGCCAGAAAGATAATGGCTATGAATGCTCTCTGGCTAAATGATGAGGAAGCTATACGTATTACTAACTCTGAGTTTATTAAGGTTAGGAAAGATGATCTCAGGGGAGACTTTGACCTCAAGATAGACATATCCAGTACTGAGCAGGATAATGATAAAGCAGATACTATTGCTTTCATGATGCAGACTCTTGGCAATACTGTACCTCAGCCTATGGTTCAATTATTAATAGCTGAGTGGTGCAGACTTAAGAAGATGCCTGATATGGAGTATAGGATTAAGAACTTCAAGCCAGAGCCAGATCCTAATCAGCAGAGATTACAGGAAGCTCAGATTAAGTTAGCTGAAGCTCAGGCAGCTCTTGCTGAAGCACAGGCTCAGAAAGCTCAAGCAGATGCTCAGAAATCTATGGCTGAAGCTCAGAGTACTATGGTTGATGCTCAGCTTGCTCCTCAGGCTAAACAGCTTGAGATGCAGTCTAATTTCATGCAGGCACAGGCTAAATCCAAGTATATGGAATCTCAGGCTAGAAAGATGGATCTTGACTATATTCAGAAGTCTACTGGTCAGACCCATAGAGAGGATATGGAGAAGCAAGGTGCTCAGGCTAAGGCTCAGGCTGAGAAGAGTCAGCAGGAGTTAGCTATGAAGTATATGATTGAAGCTTTGAAGGCTAAGGAGAAACAGAATGGCACAAAGTCCTCTTAATCAAGCCAGAGATGGTGAGAAACTCACAAGGCTGATGAAGAACAAAGACTTCAAAGAATTAATCTTAGATGGATTTTTACATGATTTCGCTCTGGAAATGAGTTACAAGTATTCATCACCAATAGCCAACAAGGAGTATGTAAATAATGCTCTCATTGGTATTAGTGTATTCAAGCAATACTTAGATTCCATCAGAGAGAAATCAGAAAATGCATATTCACAATTAAGGAATGAGGAAGAGATATGAGTGATCTCACTGCGTTTCATGATGCTATAACAGATCAAGACATTAATACAATTGGTGATACCGATTTAGCTATGGCAGCTATTGACAAAGCTTTTGATGCTGGTCAGGCTGACACAGCAGAACAAGGAGTTGCTACTCCTTCAGATAATAATCAACCAGTTCCACCTGCACCTTCCGAGGTTGGTGAGCAACCAGGAGCTATTGATTATGAGGCTGAGTATAACAAAATCATGCAGCCATTCCAGGCTTCAGGACATGAAGTTCATCTGCGTAATACAGATGAAGTCATTTCTCTGATGCAGAAGGGTGTTGATTATACTAAGAAACAGCAAGCTTTGAAACCTCGTCTCAGGGAAATGCGTGCATTAGAGAATGCTGGCATGTTGGGTGATAACCTTAACTTTGCTATAGATCTTTATAATGGAGACCCTAAAGCTCTTAAACATCTCATAGAGACAAAGAATATAGATCTCTCAACTATTGATACTGGACCTAGTGTAGATGAGAATGGTAATCCTGTTCAATCTCAGTATGCTCCAACAAATCATATACCTTCAGAAGAAGCTTACAATGTTAAGACTGTTTTAGATGAAGTCTTAAACAGCACTGAAGGTGAACAAATCAGAGGGATTATTTCATCTTTTGATCCGGATACTGCACTTAAGTTTTATCAGAATCCTGGCTACCTTAAATCTTTACAGCTTCAGATTCAACATGGCTTCTATAAGGATGTTGCTGATGAGATTGAACACCGTAAGTTAGTTGGTGATAAATCTATTGAAGGTAAGAATTGGTATGAGACTTATATGACAGTAGCTAATGATATTTGGAAAGAGAATCAGAAATCCAATTATATAGCTCAACAGCAAGAGTTACAGAATCTTCAGCAACAGCAAGCTCAGGCAGCTTACCAGCAGCAGAGAAAGAGTGCTGCAAGACCTACAAGAGGATCTTCACCTGTACAGCAACAGTTTGATCCATTATCTATGTCAGATGAAGAGTTCTCGAAGCTCGATGTTAATCAATTATTTAGGTAATCAAAATGGCTTTTACTGGAATGCAATATGGTACTGGTGGTGTAAGTCAGTACCCTAATATCCCTTCTAAGGATGGTTATAATAATGCTCCTTATACTGAGAGTGTTAAGGTAGAGGGTGGTATTTCTGGATATACTCCGAATACCAATTCTGTAACTCCTACTGGACATATGCTCCCTCAGTTACAGGACTACTACTTTCAAAGGCACGCACTCATAGAAGCAAAGGAGGATACTTATTTCCTCCAGTTTGCTACTGTAGAGAATCTTGCTGAGCATACTGGCAAGACTATTAAGCAGTACATCTATTATCCTCTTATTGATGACAGAAACATCAATGATCAGGGTATTGATGCTACTGGTGCTACGATTCAGAATGGTAACTTCTATGGATCCAGTAAGGATATTTCTACTATCCTTAGTGCTCTCCCTACTATTGGTGAGACTGGTGGTAGGTATAACCGTGTAGGCTTTACACGTGGTATCCGTGAAGGAACTATTGCTGAGCTTGGATTCTTCTTTGAGTTCACTGAGGATGAGTTAACCTTTGACTCTGATCCTGAGCTTTATCAGCATTATACAGATGAGGCTATTAAGGGTGCTCATAAGATCCAGGAAGCACTCATGGCTATTGATATCATCTGCTCTGCTGGATTAGTTCAGTATGGTGGTACTGCTACTTCCATTGCTACTATGGATGAAACTTCTGAGATCACTTATAAGGATCTTCTTGTACTGGGTCAGAGACTTCGTGATAATAAGGTTCCTACTCAGACCAAGATTCTTACTGGATCCAGAAATATTGATACTAAGACTGTCAAGGGTGGATGGTCTATGATTGTTCCTTCTGGATTAAGAATTACCTTTGAGACCATGAAGGATCTTCAGGGACGTCCTGCATTCATTCCTACTGAGAAGTATGGTGATCAAACTACCCTTGCTAATGGTGAGATTGGTCGTATAGGTGAGTTCAGGATCATTGAGGATCCTTACATGCCTATCCATGCTGGTAAGGGAGCAGCAGCTAAGGATGGTTATGCTTCTACCGACGATAAGTTCAATGTATATCCTATGGTAGTTATTGGTGATGATTCCTTTGCTACTATTGGATTCCAGTCTGATGGAAAGACTTCTAAGTTCACCATCATTGTAAAGAAACCTGGATCTGAGACTGCTAATGCATGGCATGATCCTTATGGTAAGACTGGATTCTGGTCTATTCAGTGGCGTTATGGCTTAATGGTTAAGAGACCTGAGCGTTTAGCATGTCTCTATACCACTGCTAAGGTATAATCCACTAGATATTTATTAACCCTGGCTCCCAATTCTGGGAGCCTTTTATGAGGAAACTTATAATGGAAGTCTCATTAAACGAACTTAAGAAACAGGCTGATGATCTTGGTATTACTTATTCACCTAATATTGGTGAGGCTACTCTTCTGGAGAAGATCCAGAAAGCAAAGATTGCCAAGGGTATTATTGATGCCAGAGCAAAGGCTAAGGATGAAAAGAAAGAGCTTACGAAGCTGCTTCATGTACAGATTACTAACCTTAACGATAAGGAGTCAGACATACCAGCTAAGTTCTTTGAGATTGGAAATAGGGAGATGCATCTTCGCAAGGCTATTCAGTTTGATACTCCTATATTTCTTGAGAAGTGGGTTGTTGATTATCTTAAGAACCAGAAGTTTGTAAAGATGCCTGATACTGCTAATGCTGCCCGTAGGGGTAAGCCAGTATCTAATGAACCTAGACTTCTTCCTGCTTATTCTATTGAGTATCTTCCTGATATTACTCCTGAGGAGTTAGAGGAAATGAAGAAGGATAAGCAGATGAGGGATGCTACTATCAAGGAGAAGTAATGACATTATCTATTGATAGATTTACTCAGGATAAGCTCTTTGAGAATGGTGGTCAGGGAGCTTTTGACAGACTGGTTCATATAGGTGAGGAGAATTTAAGAGTTGAGTATGATCAGGGAAGGATTACTGGATCTGATTATGCTCAGGCTCATACAGCTCTTCTCCAGATATGCTATCAGGTAGCTGCTCAGTTCCTGTTACAGTCAGACCAGACTGATTCCCAGACAGAGTTAATCAAGGCTCAGAAGGAATTAGCCAAGGCACAGGCTGAACAGGCTAAAGCACAGACAGATCTAGCCAAGAAACAGTTAGAGATAGCTGAGGAACAGCTTAAACAGGCTAAGTTACAGAACTTACTGGTTAAGCAGAAGATCATTACAGAACAGGCTCAAACCAGAGATTATGTAGATAAGCTCTATGGTCCTGATGATGATCTTTACAAGATATCTTCTGAAGTACTGGTTAAGCCTATCTTTGATGTTGGTGGTGAATCTGGTCAGCCTATTATTAATAGGGTTTGTCAGCCATTTGTTAAGGTTACTGGTGTACTGGGTAAGCAGAAGGAACAGATTGATAAGTCCATGTGGGCTACTGAAAGGGATGCTGAACTTAAATGGGCTAAGCTTTCTGTACTTGATGTATTCAATACTATGGAACAGTCTGAGACTGTTGGTCCTCAGTACTTTGGTTTGAATGCATCCAATGCTATCACTACCCTTAATAAGTGCAGAGTAGGATTAGGTATTCCTCCTATTACTACTACTATTAATGGTCAGGATTCTACTCAGTTAGATTCTGGTGCTCTTAGTGGTATTCCTTATTCACAGCGTATGGATAAGTGGTTCCCTAAGGCTGGATCTTCTGAGAATCCAGCAGCTAATACTGGCAATGATGATGATTAACTATGAGTACCAAATATCGGAATTACACATCATGGTTTTTAGATCCGGGTGATGGTCAGGCTACTGATATAGTTAGATCTTATCAGTTAGCCTGTACTTTAGGTAATTTTGATTACAGTACCATATCTGCGTTAGCTCTTCAATCAAGCGTATTAGTTGGATTAAATCAACTATACGCTTATTGCTGGAGTAGTAAGAAATTTCAAGAAGTTCTTCCATACTCATATGTCTATTCCAAAAATGATAAAGCTAAAGTTTTGGAATGGATTAAAACACAAGATCCTAATGCTACTCTTCTTATTAGATCTGGTTATGATTATGTATCACCTGATACTATAGTAACTAAATACTTACAATCACATTTCAAATCTTATGATCCAGAAACAGAATTAGTAACAGAAGAATTAACTGTAATAGATCCCGGTACTGGAGAAGTAATATCTACTGAAACTAACTACTGGTATTATGCTGAATTAGCTGGATCTACTATTTACTTATGTTCTGAACCAATAGGTGATGAAGAGGATATATCAAACCATCCTAATGCTCAAATTAAAGAAGTAGTCATGGATGATTCTATGTATTCTATTATTGGTTCTACTACCTATACAGCTACATATCAGGATACTAGTGGTAACTATCATGATATTACAGTACCTTATGAAGATCTTGATTTAACACCTAAATCTTATGCCAGACAAAAGAGACGTAATGGTTATCTTCCTATATTTGTAGCAAGAGTTAATTCTACTAATGTTTATAAGATCTATGCTGAAAAAGATAAACATACTAAAGAAGAATTAAAAGATATAGCAGTACCAGCCACTGAAGATATTCTGGATTCTAAGTTAGGTCTGGATTGGGAACAAATCTGCTACATGCTTAATAATGAAGAGAATAAGAAGAAAGATGTAGAAGTAAATAAAGATATGGAAATAAATGGTGATATGAAATCTATCACTGTTCAATGGGAAGTTAATCCTTACTGGGGTTGTAAAAAATCAGATGGTTATGATTATGAGAAAGCCTATGGTAAGGAATGTATCTCTGTTTACTGGTTCAGATTCTTTGAGTACATGAGACATAAGTATGGATCTGGTGCTCATGAGGAAGATATAGAAGAATCTACTTATCATAAGAAGTTTGGTTGGCATGGTATTAAAAAAGAAACCAAAGCACCCGATTCTGATGCAGCTAAGAATTGCCATATAGGTCATTACTATTCTAAAGTATGGGGTAAAAAAGGAAGACCTAATCTTGCTTTTGGCTATAAGTTAGATAGTAAGCATGTAGTTGAATACTCTACTGTAGGTGAGTTTTATTACAATGCTTATAACAATGGCCATTGTGAAGATGGTGAAGGTGATGTAGATTTTGGTATTCCTCTTAATTTATTTGTATTAAGAAAATGTGGTGCACAAAGGGCATCTCTTATAGCTCAATATTCTTTAGATGCTTGGTATCTATATAGAAAAAAAATTAAGAAGCATCGTGGATTCTTTCATTGGATTGTTGCAACTATTGTTTTATCTTTAATTGGTTTAGGTTTTATGATACCTGCCTACACTATCAGTCCAAGTATAAGAGACTGGATGGATGAACATATAGTAATGCCTGTTATGGTTAAAATAATCCAACCAGTGTTAAATATAGTTATAGCAGTATGTGGGTTTGTAGCTTATGTATTTCCTCCAGTAGCTTGGATAGCAGCAATAATAGCTGCTGTAGCTTTAGCAATTAAAATACTTTGTGCTATGGATGTAGCTCTATATTATGGTGGTTCCTGGGGTGATGCATTCAAATCTGGTTTAAGTGCAGCTGGTGAAGGTATAACTGCATTTGCAGCAGGTTATGCTGCAGGGGCTGCTGGAGCAGCTGTAGGTACAGCTGGTGGAGCAGTTGCAGGTACATCAACTGCTGAATTTTCTATAGGTGGAACAGCAAGTACAATGTTTGCTTCTGGTACATCTACATTTATTATGGGAACTACTATAGGTGGTAATTTACTTAATTTAACTGGTAATTTAACTAATAATAAAAGATTAAACCAAGCAGGTATATTACTCACTCAGGTAGGTTCTATAGCTGGATCTGCTTATTCTATGGCTGCTAATGTTAGCAGTCCTTACAGTGTATTCAGTAATGCTTTAGGTAAATCATCTTCTGGTTTACTTGGTTCATTATCATCTGCTTTTGATAATCCTATTATTTCAGGTGGTATAGGTTTAGGTATTCAATTAGCTAATACAGATTTTATAAATATGATTAAAGATGGTAATCCAGCAGCTATAGCTCAAGCTATTATGATGATTGGATCTTATGCTGTTAATATTTATAATTATCAAAGTACCCCTAAAATACCTAATACAGAACCAAGTTATATAACCAGAACAAGAGGGGATGTTGAAGATACTATCTTAAATGATGAGTTTACTAAAACCTGTCAAATAACTTTATCAGATATATTAACTTCACCTGAGACTATTATGAAAGTCTCTAATTCTACTATTTCAATATTCCAACAATATTATATAGATAAATATCAAAAAGCTATGGAGAATTTAGCAGAAAAATATCAGTATCTTTATAAAGATCATATGAATACTATGCTGAAATATTTAGCAGATTCAAAATTAGCTATGACTCAATTCTCATATGAACAATCTATGTTATGCAATTCAGAACCATCTGTGACTATTGAGATGAACAATCTTAATAACTGTCATGATATGTTTACAATAACTGATATGTATAATGCTCAAATTTTATATCCTAGTGTAACTTATGATGCTAGTGCAGGAACCTTTTGGAAATACCAATTACCTTTTGATATGCCAAAGAGTAATGTATCATTAGCTAGATCTATAAGTTTAATAGATATTTATAATTATAATCCTTGTAATGGATCTACATTAGGAAGTATCCAACAAAAGAAGGAGATGTAATATGGCTGCATCCAATAATCCACCTACACCAACACCAGCACCTAATCAACCTGCACCAGTGCAAGAATCTATACTTAAAAAATGGACAAAAGGTGCTATAAAAGGTACTGTAACAGGTATTAAGAGATCAGTTGGAAGTAATGTTATTCGTGCTGGAGCAGATAAAATTAATTCTGCTAATAATCTTGATCCTTATTATATTAATCATAACAACACAGCGTGGAAACCTGGACGTTCATTAAAAGAATATACACCTGAGCAAATTCAAGCAGCAGTAAATCTGATTAATAATGCAGGCCCAGTAGCACAAATACCAGCATCTTTATTACCAGTTGTTGGTGCTCTGTTAGATGACCAAGCATCTATTGGTACAGCAGTTAAAACAGGATTAGATTTTTCAAAATTAGGTTGGTTATCTGGTTTAGTAGGTGAAGGTCTTATAGGGATTGGTAATGCTTTTGATGATAATGATAATGTAATAACTAGGTGGGGTCATGGTTTATTACATCCAGATGAAGCTATAGATTATATTTCAGATATGTATTCAAAAATTACTACAGGAAAAGATTCTATAGATAAATTTAATGATACTGGAGGAGCAACAAAAACTCCAATAGATGCTGAATATTCAGCAACTAGGGAATATATAAAACAAATGCATGCTCAAAGAGCAGCTGCAAAAACTCAAGCAAAAACAGAAACACAAGCAATAGATACTCAAGAACCAGTACAAGAGCAAACTCAGGAAACTACTAATACATCAGTTAAACCACAAGGAGATGATAATATGAGTTTTACATGGCCTTCAAATATGAATGTTGGAGCTGTAGTAAATAGGGCATCTCAATTTAAGCCTGCATTTAATGATACAAGGCCAGGAGATCAACCTTATTTATTTGGAACTCCAGATGATTATGCAGCTAGAAGAGCTGCTATAGCTGCACATGATGTTAATAATGCTGTAACCCAAGTAGCTACTAATAATTCTAATGGGACAGCTGCAGTTACTCAAGGTACTCAGGGTACAGATAGTAAATTTGTACCTGATGGTCATCCAAAGAATGTAGTATCAAATAATGAATCTCCTGTAGCACATCCTTCCAATGATTTTAGTAATCAATTTATGCAGTATATGATGTATAAAGATTTCATGAAAGATCAGAACAGACAAGCTACTAAACAGGATATGGGGATTATTCCCTTATTATTAGCAGCTTATGGTATTGGTAGAATAATAAGGTGATAACTATGGCATATACAAATATTCAAGCCAGTCCAATGGTATCCTCTATTACTAATAATAATGGTACATCCTCATATACTGCAGCTGATGGTAGATCTTATTCACAACCATACTTATTTAGTAATGGATATCCTGATAATGAGGATATAAGTAAATATGACTCTACATCTGGATCTAATTCCGGTTCTTTCTTTGGTGATTGGAAATCCTGGTTTCCTTCATGGTTTGTAGGCACTAATGTTTATAGTCAATTTCAATCTAATCCAGATAAATGGTTAGCTTCCAATATGCCATGGATTAAAGATCCACAAATGAAAGAAATGGCTAAATGGCAAATAGGTAATCAATTAAAAAATAATCCATATCAAGGAGGATTATTAAATTCTCTTGGTTCATTCAGTGATATGGCATCTATAGGTTTAGGTATTGCTGGTTTAATGAATCAAAAGAAAATGGCTGAAAAACAGTTTGGATTACAGAAAGAATCTTTTGATTTAGCTAAGCAAGACTGGCAGAATAGGGAAGCAAGAGCTAAAGAAGAGTTTGCGGCTAGACGTAATGCTAGATCTGGTGGTCAGATCTAAGGAGTATCTATGAATATTAATAAAGCAGCTGAATATATCTATAGTCATTCTAAGGGTACTTCTCAGGGATTATGTGCCAGGTATGTTGCTAATGGTTTAGTTGATGCTGGGTTAAAATTTAACAGACAGCCATCTGCTTATTTATATAATCTTGAATTACCTATTAGAGGATTTAAGAAGATATCTCTTACTAAGTATTCTCCTGTAATAGGAGATATTGTTGTATTTGACAGAAACAAGTTTCATCCTTATGGTCATATAGCAATGTGGACTGGTAAAAACTGGACTTCAGATTTCAGACAAAGAAATATGAATCCATATAAGAATCAGGCATCTGCTGGTACTGTTACTATTTGGAGATATGTAAATGGATGATTCATTACTTTATACTGGTCATGGTCCTGTACAATCTAAATCCATGCAGTATATAGATACTCAACCATTTCATTTTGATGTACAGCCAATTCAGATGCCTAATATGCCTGATTTAACTGGTATATTAGGTCAGCAGGAAGAACCAGAACAAGCAGATAAATTATCAGATTTTGATAAATTAATGAAAAGACAATTCTTAATGTCTTCATTAACTGATAATCAACCAATACAACCTGAATCACAAGTTAAAATACAACCTGAACCACAAGTTAAACAAGCCAGTGATATAACAGAATTACCTAGTGATGGTTCTATAGATCCTTGGAGTTTTACTTATAAAGGATATAACTTTGATAAATTAATGAAACATGAACAAGGTTATGATAGAAAAACAGGTAGAATGATTGCTCCGTTAAAATCTTATTATAATGGATCTGGTGTTAATAGAATAAGATTATGGGGACCTGGTATTACTTCTAATACTTGGAAATCTTATAATCTTGCAAATGGATCTAAAATTACTTTAGATCAAATAGATCAAATGTCAGATCAAGATAGATTTAATTTATTTAAGAAATTTGGAAGTTGGTATGTAGATAACCTTGAAAAAGCCTATGGACAATATGGTATTGGTAATTTATCACCTGATCTAAAGAAATCTATTCTTGATGCTTCCTGGGAATATGGTGTTTATTCCCCTATGGTTAAAAATATGATATATCTTATGACTGGAAATCCCATTAAAGGTATGAATCCTAATATTACATGGGATATGATGACAGATCCTGGTTATGTAGGTAAATTCTTCCCTAAATATCCATTTGAAGTTAAACCTGCTGTTGGAAGAATGAAAGAAGCTAGAAAATATTATGAAGCATCTAGGGGAGTATAACTATGGCTTGGAATGAAACATCTGGAAATAATTTTGCTGCATTAGCTGGATCTCTTGGATCTAATGTAACCAGTTTAACTAATGGTATCCAACAGGGAGCATCAGGTTTAGCTGGTGCTATCATGGATAAGCAAAATCAGGATTTTAATAATAATCTTAAACTCTGGGAATATGAAGATAAAAGAGATAGAGAAAGACAGAATGACTTAGCCAATGCTGATGCATTAGGTGCTACTGTAGATGCAGCATCTCTTACACCAGATGAGATTAATGCAGCTAAAGATCAAGGTATTAGTCCATATGAAATGCTCATGGTAAAGCATCCTATGGCTATGCTCAGCATGAATGGTGGTACAAACAAAAGTACAGGTAATCCATTAGCTGACTTAATTAATGCATCTGCTACATCTTCTGCTAATACTCAGATATCTACTATTCTGGATCAGAAAGTTAAAGAAGCTGAAGCTAAAAGTAAAGATGATCTTGAACAGTTAACCAGTGATCTTTATGACCATAGTGATGATGAAATCAGATCTATTAAAGGATATGCAAACTTATCTAAAAATGAGATAAGCAAACTTAAATCACAGGCATTCCTTAAAAATTATACTGATTATGTTGGAAATAATAACACTAATGGTATCTTAGATGGTGATAATAGCAATGCTATGGCTACATCACGAGATGCACTTAAGGGTCTTAAAGACAGACTTACATCTTCTGGGTTACATGTAGACCAGAATGCACTAGTAGAATTAATGAATGGTGATAGTGATGCATCTAAGCAAATAAGACAACAAATTAATTCAAACTTTATTCAACTATTACATAATAATGAAAAGAATATAGCAAAAACTGTTAATCAGGATCCTACACTTTCGCCTAAAGATGCTTTACGAAAAGCAGTTATAGATTCTATAGGTAGTCCAGGATACATGTCTCCTGAACAGTGGCAGATATTTAATCAGCAAACTGCTGAATTAGATGCTAAAGTTCAGTCAGATCAGAATAATCCTAATTCTGAATATAACAGAGCAATGCATAATGTAGATGCATCATTAAGTCAATTCTATAATACTAAAGTAAGTACTGAAACTGATAATTACAAACGTAATTTAGGAAAACTCTATGATGCGTCTTCTGAAAGAATAGCTGATGGTACAGATACTCAGTTATATTTAGCTCATAAAAAATTTTTTGTAGATCTCATGGGAGTAGGTAATAAAGTATCTGGAGTAGAAGATACCGATTCTACTTTAATAAACCAAGTATTATCTAATTTAACTGGTTCTACTATAAATGTAGCTGATAAAGCAGGTGGTGATGCCTATACAGCTGGATTAGCAATAATTCAAGCATGTTATGGTGGAGATCCTATGATGCTCCAAAAAGCTACTAATCTTTTCCAAAACTATAAAACATATGGTAGTGATAAGAACTTTGAGAAAGATATTGAAGCAGTACAAGAATACAGGCATAGTAATTCAGCAAGATTTAGTGCTGTGGATATGCAGGCTCATAGATTCCAGGATAATTTCCCTAAAGCTAGTTTATTAGGGCAAGCACACTTAAATACATTAGCTGAAATTGATTTCAGTCATAGAAAAGAATTAAGCCAAGCATCTAATGTAGCTGCAGCTGGTTCTATATCTGGTTCAGATGCTAAACAGATTCTGGAAGATCTTGCAAAGAATAAGGATAAAGTATCTGAATTCTCCAGAAAAGAAATGGATGCAGCTATCTCTAAGACATATGCTGATCTTAATATATCAGAATTAAAACCACAGGATAATGCAGATAGTAGCAGTAGTGTAGAAGGTGTTAATTCAAGATATCTTACTCCTAAAACAGCTGATTCTGTTACATATGGGGCAGATGGTGATATTTTATCTAGTCCCGCATTAGGTCCTATAGCTGACTGGGTGGGTAATAATGGTAAAGATGATGGATCGGAAGGATTCAGTAAACTTGGTATGGGTATAGGAGGAGTTCTTGGTGGTTTAGAGGGATGGAAGAGATCTTCCGATGGATCAGGTAACTGGTTTAGTAGAAAATGGGGTAAAGGTAAGAAAGCTGCTATTGGATCATTAATAGGCAGTTTAGTTGGTTCATATGGATCTGAATTTGTACCAGATTGGGTTCCTGGTGCTTCAGGATCTAAAAAGATACAATATGCTGTAAATACGATACAAACTATGATAGATAGAGGTTATCCTCCTGAAGAAATTAAAAAAGCAATAGCTAAAGCATGGAGTGAAAACCCTGATAGTAGTAAAATTCATGATTTAGCAATTCAATATGATATTTTTGCTGGAAATAAATAGGTGAGTGTATGGCTAATGCAAATTGGATGGTAAACATCGATAACATTAAACCTACTAATTCTAATGTGGATTATTGGTTTAATCAGCTTAAAAGCAGAGCTACTGAAGCTTCTAATGCTATACAAGCACCTGATTTCTCCAGAGCACTTACTAATTCTGATGTAGATGAAGCTGATAGGTTAGCTAAGCAGGATTATGCTAACCGTAAAGCTGCATATAAGAGTCAGTATGGTGCTAATGCTGAAGCACATGAATATAAAGATATTCAGAAGAAAGTTAAAGATGCTACTGATAAGTTTGGATTAAATCTGGCTAATTTAGCTTATAGTTCTGACTATGCTAATGATGAGTTTGCTAAAGAGTATCGTAATAATCCTAACTTTAAGAAAGAATATGATAACTTACTTAAACAGGCTGGAGTAGATCAGGCATCTGAAGATGCTGCAAGAGATGCCAAACTCTATGGTGGTAATGAATATTATAGTCCTGAAGTAGCAGATCAAATCCAGAAGCATCCTTTCTTAACTGGTGCAAAAGATATTGCCAGAGGTTTAGCAAATGGTGTTGTAGGTACTCTTGGAAATATAGCTTTAGCTCCGCAAGCTGCTTATGAGAACTGGTATAAACAGCGTGATTTCATCAATAATGGTACTGAGCTTAAAGCAACTAAGATTAAAGCCAAAGAAGATGAAATAGCTAAGATACAGCAGGAATTCAATGATGCCAAAGCTACAGGAGATATGGATAGAGCTGCATTCCTTGCCAGCGTTCTTGGCTCTCCTGATATGCAATTATCTGAGGAAGATACTCAGTTTAAGAATTCTCAGGAATATGCTGATTATACTAGAACCAAGAATGTATCTAAGGATATTGCTGAAGCTGGTCAGAAATTAAATAGTGTATTTGGTACTAATGCATATGCAGCAAGAAAGCAGGCTATACAAGCTGCATCTGGTGTAGCAGATCTTGAGCCTTCTAGTCTTGGTACTGAGTTCTTACATAATGTTACCAGTGAATTTAGCGATCCTGCTGGATTAGTATCAGAGATAATGACTTCTATACCTCTTTCACTTATATCAGCAGGTCCTCTTGGTATTGGTACTGCATTATCTGGAGCATTCCAGACTATGCAGGATCTTTGGGCTAAGAATGAAGCTAATCCAGATACACTGTCTAAGTTAACTGTACATAATTTTGATCTGGCTTATGCATATGCATTAGCTGGTGCAGTATCAGATTGGTGTGGTGATACTCTTATTGGTAATACAGGCAGGCGCATTCTTAGGTCTGGTTCAAGAGCATTTAATGATAAGTTAAGAAAAACAGCTAATGAAGTTGTTAATACAGTAGAAACTAGATTTGCTTATTTACCTAGATCTGAACAACAAAAATTAATTCATAATATGATGGCTATAAAGTCTCAGGATATAGCCAACGATTTCATTAAGACATCTGATTCAGGTGGTAAAGTAGCTGATATTGTACAGAAAGCTCAAGAAGATACTGCAGCTATTAATGGTAATTTATTACAGGCAGCTACTGGTGGTACTATTGGTACTCTTAATACCATTAAGAATACTACAAGAAATATAGCTTCTACTGTTACTAATAAATTAAATGATCTTAATAGAAAGTTATCTGCAAATCCTACAGTAGATACTGCTACTACCAGTATGTCTAATATACTTACTGAATTAGCTAATGGTACTGGTAGATTTGCAAAGGTAGCTAAATTAGCTGCTCCTATAGCTAAACCTGCTACTTTTGCAGGTAAAATAGGTAAAGAATTCATTAAAGAAGGTCTTGGTGAAGCAGTATCTAACTTAGGTGCTGAATACTACAATAAGAAAGCAGAAGCTACTTATGAAAGTGATAAATCCAAGGAGATGACTGAGAAGGAAGGGGTTAAAGCAGCTGCTGAAGGATTTGCTCAGGGTATTGCTATGGGTGGATCCATGATGGCTGGTACTGGCTCTATTCGTGGTATTAAGAGTTTAATCCACTCCCATAAGTTAGATGTAACTAATGATAGAGTATTTAATAATGTCTATAAGTCTCTTAATGAGGCATCTAAAGATGCAGACCAATCAGCAGCAATAGGGGATACTGTAACTACTCTTAATAAGGAATTAGATGCTTCTAATACTAAAGCCAGAAAGGGAATAGAGGATGCTTATAGTGCATTATCTTCACAGTCTAATCTTGCTGGATCTATCCAAACTATTGATTCTGATATTATTCCTGGATTAAAGATTATTGATGTTAATTCCAAGGATAATATAAATCTCATTGCTAATGCTGATAAGGCTACCCAGAAAGTATATAAGAAAGCAGTACAGGAACAGCAGGATTTATTAAAGATTCTTAAGGGTAATAAGGATAAGAAAGATAAATTAGCAACTATTCAGGATAATATACTGGAGCATACTGTTGCTTCTATCAGAGGTCTTGAAGGCAGTGATAGAGTAGCTGAAATGCACGCTACTAATTTCATTAAGAGATATGATTTAGCTAAGAGTGATGAAGAGCAATTAGAATTACAGCGTAAATTTGAAGAGAAATACGCTAAGAGTTTAATGAATGATAAATCTATATCTCAGGATGATGCTGAAGCTATTGCTCATAGCAGGTTTACTGAATATACCAATGACCAAAAAACTAATAATGCATCTATTGATGAAGCCATAGAAAAGACTCCACAGGATCTTATTGGTAAAGATGCTTATAACCTTGTAAGCAGTATTGTTGATAAAAAATTTAATAATAATTCTAACTTATCTGGTAATAAAGATTCTTATAAGAAATACAGGTTAGGAAGAATAGCTAATGTATTACAGAGTCATGCATTAGATGATGCTTATATAACCAGACTCAATTCTTATGACAGTGCTGGTGATAAATTTCTTAAAGCATTGGCACATAAGGATTCAGGTAATTATAAAAAAGCAAAACAGGCATTCAGTGAATTTGCTGATGCTATGAAGAAGAATAATAAAACCAAGGAATTAGAGTATCTTTCTGATGTTTATAACAATGCCAGTGAAGATTTTACAGAGTATTCAGGTAAGTACTCTAAAGGTTTCAGGGATTCATTTGTAGATAAAGCTACTGGTAAGAGTGCTAATAAAGGTAATAAGTTACGTACTTATTACTCTCAGGCTATGGATTCCAGGGGTTCTGATATTGTCATCAATGCTATGGCTAAAGCAGTTAATAGCTCTACCAGAGGTCTTGATGAGGATGAATACCAGGATTTAGTTACTAAGGGTAAATCTGGTACATTATCTGCAGAAGACTTAGAGAATCTTAAATCCAATGCATATCTGAGAGGAGATCAGGCTGGTCTTGAGATTGTATATAGACAGCAGAATCTCAGTATGGATAAAATCCAGCAGGATTATCAGGATGTTCAGAAGAGAATATCTCCTATATTTAATGCTTTAATGTCTTCTGAAACAGTATTAAAAGAGATATCTAATGATAAAGTAAAAGAGTTATCTGCATCTGGTTCAGAAGGTAAGAAGAGATTACAGGATAGTCTTAAGCAGAACCATCTTGATGCTGTATTTACAATTCAGGATATTACTCCTGAAGAGCAGGATGAAACCAAGAAAGTATATGGAATAGTACCTGTAAACTATGCTTCTTTTGCTCCTATATTCCAGTTTGTATCTCAGATAAGATCTATTAAGGGTGCAGTAAATTCTACTGCTACTGATTTAACTAATAATAGTATCTATACAGCATTTGGTGGTTTAGCTCAGTATTATCTGGATCATAAGAAAGAGTTATCTGGTAGGCATACATTCAGTAGATCTCAAAATGATTTTGACTATATTGTTCAAAACATATTGATGCATAATCCTATATTAGTTGGAGTTACACCAGCATTCCCTGATAATACCAGTACAGATGATTTTCTTAAAGGGGTTAGCACTATATGTAAATACATGGCTAATGATTTAGCAACAGTAGCTAAATATGGCCCTATGCTTACATCAGGAACTCCACAGAATCAATTTGAACGAAATCTTAAAACCTTATATATAGTATTTAAGAATAATCTTACATCTAATTTTATTCTTAATTCTGCTAATAAGACCTTTGGTGTATTTGTAGCTAAATATATTGAAGGTATCGATGATATTATTGATGCTCTTAATATAGGACAGCAGAAGAGAAATATAATCAATAATAGAGATATCAGATCTACTGCTAAAGCTATGAGAATAGCTGGTGCAGCAAATGCTCGTACTACAGTAAGAAAGATTAAAGGCTTACTGATGCAGTATAGAAGTTCTAAAGAAGAGGAAGAAGCTAAGAATAAGAAGAACTTTAATAAATCTGTAGAAACTATATCAAGTAAAATTGGTGAGTCTGATACTGAAGTTCTTGAGGATTCTCAGAAATTAATGGAATCCAAGGATCCACAGGATCATGACAGAGCAGTTAAGGTCGCAGAAAATCTTGTTCAAGGAATTAATAATGTATCCAGTAGTATTCTGTATGAGATTGCTAATCATACTAATAGAATTAGTGCTACTAATAATATAGATGAGTATCTTAATGGAATTACTGTATCCAGATCTTTTGTAAATGATTATTTACCTCAGTTAGTTGGTAAATGTGAATTTACAATTACTCAGAATACGGAAAGATTAAAACAATCCACTGATAATAAGTTTACTGATCTTATTCAGCCAACTATTAACAGAGCCAAAGATGACTTAAAGATTATCAGTGGTTTATTAACTTATTTTCGGGATCCACAGCATGCTACTCAGGTAGTAGATGAACCTGATGCTATGCAGAAAGCATTTGAGAATGCTATTTATAATGCTGGATCTAATAAAAATAAAGCTGAATTTAAGATACAGGTTGATGGAAGAATCAATGCTCTTAAAGAAGATGAAATTCAAACTAATATAAGTAATGTTAATATCCCTAATAGACCTAACCAAGTTAATTTTTTAAGTATTAAAGCAGCATTAATGTCTGGAGCTTCTGGTACTAGATTAACTGATAAGCATGTATATGATGATAATTTATCAGCAGCTGATTCTCAGGATTTAATTGCTGAGATATCCAATGCAAGACATATAGCTGATCGTTATGCTGATGATATAGCTGGATTCTTACAAACTATTGGAACTAACAATGTAACCAGATTTATCCTTAATGATATATTTGAGAATGCCAAAAATAACAATAAATACAATGCAAGTGGTCATGATTTTAATACTTGGTTAGCTGAGTTACTCAGATATACTACTGATGATCATGGACAGCGTATTTATTCTGATAATTTTAATCAGGTAATCATTGATAACTTTAATACTATTGTAGCTAAAATTAATAAATTATCCCCTGTTGGTAATGATACTGTAGATCATTTCTATAATGAATTAGCCAGAGTATTATTACACAATAATAATGCTACTATTCAGCAAGTAAGAGATGCTTTCAAAACTTTTAACTTTACTATATTTGGTCGTAATAATGCTAATTTAATACCTGTATTTGCTAATGAACCAGTATGTAAGAAATATATTGAAAATTCTCAGTATCCTAATCAATTAAAACATTTTATAAATGTAATTACTCAGTTAGATCATATTCAATGGTCTGCTAATCAGGTTGTTGATGGTTTAAGACAAAATATTCATCATAATGTTCAGCAATTAGATGATGTAGTTAATCATATTGTTGATACTAATAATAGAAGATACTTTAATGGTTCTGAAGAAATCAGAAATCAGATTATTACTACAGAAGTAGGTCATCAGTTAAATAATAATGAATTAGCCTATGTTCGTAATAATATAAATCAAGTAAGAGCTATTAAAGCATATGACAATATTATGCAACATGCTCAAGCTGCCAATAATCAGGATATTAAAACCAGATATATTTATGGTGGAGAAGTTAATGAGCAATTACGTAATGGTATTGATGTAATTAACAGTATTCAACCTGCTGATGCTCTTAACAATACTATTACTATTGATCCAGATAATTTAATCAGAACTCAGAGTACTGAAAGTATCTATAAAACTATAATAAATATAACTACTAACTGGACTAATAGAATACAGGGTCTTTCTGATGAGCATAATCTTGTAACCCAGTTTAAGAAACAGATAAAGGATCAGGGATTCACTGATGATAACATCATTGACCATATCATTGATGATTCAGCTACTGCTACACAAGCCAGACCTGATTTTATTAAACGTAATCTTACTAATGTAGAAGACTCTAATAAATTTATTAAAGCATTCTTTAATGCAGTAGATAAATTTAATAACAGTCCTAATGTTAATGGTAATAATCAGATCTTTACTGTAAGAACTGCAGAAACTGAGGATGTAGCAGCTAATAGATCTATTAGTGCTAATACTAACCACCGGAGCGTTGTTAGATTTAATAATAACAATAACTTTGGTGGTGTTATCTATAACTACTTTATTAACAGAGCTAACCTTAGTGGTAAGTTACGTTTAGATGAGCATAAGTTCAATAGAGCTTTCTTACATTGTTCTACAGCATCTGATATTACCAATGCTTTACTGGCTACTGAGGCTGATTGGGCTAGTGATTTTGCATCATTCAGTAAGAATACTGAAGAATTAACCAGAAAGTTTGGAAGAGTAGTTAATGATACTTATATTCATTCAAAATATGGTAATGGAGATTTTGTTGATCAATTATTTGTTGAACATAATGGAACCAGAGTAGGTATTGAAACTTTACAAGCTGTAGGTATTCAGGCAGCTATTAATGCTGCATTCAATGCAGGTAAACTTGAAGCAGGTCAGGATACAGAGCAGTTAGATAAATTTACTAATCTTGATGCATTAGCAAGATCCAGATTACTTACCCTTAAAGGTGTAAACAGAGACGAATTACTGGATACTATTACTACAGATATGCAAAAATTATTACCTTTTGCTAAAACAGCTGAAGCTGAGCAATTAGCAGAAGGTATGGCAGTAAGAGCATTACAATTACTTCAAGCTGAAGGTTATATTAAATTCCAGTTTGTAAATATTCATACTGGTGAAGTTCATGAGTCCGAGTCTGGTATGAGCAACCAGAATTGTATGTGCCTTGTTACTTACAATGATGAAGCCAAGTATAACCAGATGAAAGCTGAAGTTAATAAGATTAATAAGTGGAATCTTACTGATCATGTTAACTACTTTGAACAGGTATATGGAGCTAGACCTATTACCAATCTTGAAAGTGTTGACCAACATCATTATGACCAAAATCAGATGGAATGGTCTAACCAAGCTGCTAGAGAACTATATGATATAGCTTCTTATCTGGATAACCAGGGAAGAGTTAATACTAATGTACCTGATAATGATACAAGATTTGATGACTTTGTTGATACATATAAGAATGATTTTAATAGATCTTATGTCTATAACGCAGTACTTAATGAAGTAAGACATCGCTATGATGAAATTCAGAGACAGAATAATAATAACAATAATAATCTTACCCCTGAACAGATCAGACAAAGATTAGATGTAGGTACTATTCTTCATGATCTTTACATTGGTGGTACTGTTACTGGTAATGTAGATTACTTTAACAGAAATAATGGATTCCATTATGATGGTGCTCAATTCAGAAGATCTATGGATAGTATCTGTTATCTTGCTATTGGTGCTTATGGTACTCATAAGGCAGATGTAGGTATTATTAACAGAAATTATGTATCAGCAGAAAGCAGGGCTATCTTTGGTGATCACAATAACCACATTAATAATCCTTTTGTATTTATAGATGGAAAGAATCTCTATAGTGAGCCTAAGTCAGGTATATTTGCTCCTGATGAGAATATCTTAGCAATAGGAGTACTTAATTCTAAAGTATCTGCATTCAATGTTTATTCTGGATTAGATGTATTACATCAGATGCTTAATGCTGGTATTACCCTGCACCAGATAACCAATAATGATGCTGATGGTATTCTGATTAAGATCTATGATGATGTAGATAATCTTAAACGTAATAATTGGCAGGATGTTAATAACAGCCCTTCATACACTTTATATAAATCCCTTGGATTAAAGGATATTCAGGGAGTAGGTGATTTTGCTGAATCTGTTCGTAATGATGTTAAGACTGCTATATCTGATAAATTAAAGGAAATTAATTTCTTATTAGGTGTATCTTTAAGGAATGATCCTCATAGTACTCAGACATTCAGGCAGTATATTACTCAGAGAGGTACTACAGTATTAGATCAGGTTAATAAGTTAGTAGAAGCATATCATCATGGTCATAATACCTCTGATACAGTAGGATTCCAGACTACACTGGATAATCAGTCTGTAGAGTTAACTCAATGGCAATTAACTCATTTCTACCATAGAGTTACTCCTAATAACCGTCTGTATACCTGTGGTTCTCTCGTATCTGATCGTGAAACCAAGGGTAATAGATGTACATGGTGTTCAGCTAATGGATTATTAGCTAATGGTCATATAGACTTTACATCTGCTCTGGATCAAAACAGGTTATCTAATCTCTTTAATTTAAGAACCAGAGCTGGTAATAATGATAATGAAGCTGCTGGTATAGCTAATTTAATGAATATATTTGCAGCTAATCTTGGTTTGTCTACTGATAAAGTATTCCGAATGAATTATTGGAAGAATACTGATACAGATACACAGGATTGGTCATTAGCTACTGGATTAAAGAGTGTCTTAGATGATCAAGAATTTACTGATGCTATTAAATATGCTTCAGATAATGGTCATCTTGAATATGATTCTGATGGTACAGTTAAATTAGATGGAATACTTGGTAAATATAAAGTAGCTACTGTAGATGCTACTAACCAGACAACTAACAAGATTAACGATAATAAATTCTATAAGAAATTTAGCTTTACTGAAGGTGATTGGACTGAGAATGCTAATAGTATTCCTATTCTTAATAACCTTATTGAGATGTATGAAAATAACCATAATATCTTCCATGAAATGGCAGATATTATCAATAAGATTCAAGAAGTTGCTAATAGTTATCCAGATAATCATAATGATACTTATGTAACATTTAGAAATTCAGATCTAAATGATATAAGAAGTTATATAGCTACTAATCATCGTACTGCATTTAATAATATTAATTTTAGATTTGTACATGAAGGTGATGGATTAACATCAGGACCTGGTTTAAGTAATGGTCAGTTCAATGATATTACTGCATTCGAATTACTTAGAAATACAGATTCTGATGATCCAAGATACAATCTGTTTAATATGACTGGTGTTAAAATCAGGGAATTCTTTGATATCCTTAAATCCAGAGGAGCATTAGCTAATGACTTAGACCATGCTCTTGATATATATCTGGCTACTAGTAAAGATGTTTCCTTAGCATTCCATACTTTCTTTAGAACAGCAGTAGAGAATATGAATTCTAATAATGATATTACTGCTGGTAAGAAGTTATATGCAGTACTGTCATTATTCTCTGATAAATATGGTATAGCTAACTACAACAATCCAGAGAATGTAAACGATCTTATTACCCCTGGTTTAACTCGTAATATGACTAAACCTCCCATGACTCAGTATGTATACGGAGCAGGTAAGAAATCTCTTGCAAACAAGTCAGTAGAGTTAGCTTATAAGGAATGCAATAAGCAAATACAAAAAGCTGATGCTACATATACTCTGGGTCAATTCTTAGATACTTGGTTAACTTTATCCAAGAACAATAAGTTTACTGTTGAGATAGCTAAAGATCTTAAAACCAATTCTTGGAGCAGTAGTCAGGTATCTAAAGTTACTATTGCTAAAGTAGGTAATACCTATAAAGTAGTAGATGGTGATGCTACTATGGATGAGGTACAGAGAGCATGGGATACCAAGAAATTAAGTGTATCTTTCAGAGATAATCTTGATACTGGTATTAATGAATTTATTAAAGGTACTCTTGGTGTAGCTATTACTGATGCTACAAATAAAGTATTAGGTATTACCAGAGAACACAATAAAGAGATTGCTCAGGCTGGATCTATAGTATCAGCTATAGCTGAGATTGGTTTAACTACTAAGATTAAGACTATTTATGAAGCCAGAAGAAAAGCTGGTTCAGTAAGACTCACCAGAGAAGACAGGGATAAGATTGAAAAATATGCTTATGATCTCTTATCTGTAAGGATCGGTGAATCTGCTGGATTAGCTGGTGGCAGTCTTAAATCCCAAATTAAGAGAGAAGTTAAACCTGCTATTGATGCAATTATTGCTGATGTAGAAGGATATACCATCAATACTTTCTATCCTGGTGTAGAGGGTACTATAGGTTTAGCTGGTACTAATGGTGGTAAATTAGTAGAAGCTGCTACATCTGCTCTTACTCCTGAGAATAACCATACTATAGACTCATATATTGCTAATGCAGTACATAACAGATTATCTGATATCAATTTACGCGATGTATTTGATGCATTGATAACTGGTGCTGATACTTTCAATGATGCTATGAGAGTAGCTAACCAGGCTCATATGGGTACTATGTATACTCATAATTCAAAACATTACATAGCCTGCAGTCTTAGAAATGCTATCAATATATTTAATACTGAAATTAAGTCTGATATTGAGAAAGCAGGTGGGGCTTATAAAGATATTATTGATAAACAGGTAAAGCAAACATTTGCTGATTACGGTCTTAATGGTGTTACTTTAGCCCATCCTGAGACTGATTTAGTAAGATATGCAAACCAGTTAGAGCTTACTGCTGTACAAGATGATTTGAACAGGATTAATCAGTTACAGTCTATTCTTAATGGTAACTTAAACAATCTTAAAGAGAATGGTTATTTTGGTACTGTTGAAGGTACATTTGATATCACCAATCAAAATAATAGAGATACTATTATAAGAATGATTCAATTCTTATGCGATAGAAATGGTCTTGAATATGATCCTGCTACTGGTCATTATACTAATCTTCCAGCTCTTACAGATGCTAATGCAATCAGTAATTTAACTACTTATAATGCTGATATATTTAATTATATGTTAGCTAATAACTATAACCCTCAGTATAAAGTAGTTCTTGATGCGTTATGCAATTCAACCAGAAATCAGAACGAGAATTTTACTCTTAAGAGTGAAATATTTAATTTACAGGTTCTTAGCAGGAATACTTCTATAGAAGATCTCATTAAAGTTGTTAAGAACAACACTAATATTATTAGTAATAAAGATCAAATAAGAGATACTATTATTGATGCTGCTAGACATGTATTAGCAAGAAATCATGAGTTTAGAAGCAAAGCTTTAGAAACTCTTGATAATATGAATCATCTTATTGACACAGCTAGACAGAGATCTATTAATTTTGCTAGTGGTCAAGTAGATGAAGCATTACAGAGCAGATTATTATTTGAAGATACTACTAAAGCATTTAATGAGTGGGATTCAAATACTCAAAAAACCAAAAATGATTTATATTCTGCATTAACTGGATTATTACAAGAACAGTTTGAATTAGGTCAGATAATAGGACCAGATCTAAAGAAATTTGTAGATGCAGCTTATGAAAAGTTACTTGGTAATGGTCAGGATATTAATTCAATAACTAAAGCTGATATATTATTGGCTATTGATGATGTTCAGACTTATGGCAATGTATTAGATGCTTATAAGCGTGAGAAGAAGATTTTATTAGAAGCTGCTGATGTTGCTAATCTTGAGATAAATACTGATTCTACTGAGTCTATTTATGAGATATTAAATAAAGCTCAAACTGGAAACCATGTTTATATTCATAAGGATACTGACCTTTCATGGGAATCTATCAGAAATGAAGGAATTATCCATTCAGCTAATAGATCTATTACTGGTAAGAATACCTATGAATCTCCGCAGGTATTTATTCAGAACTTTATTGATGCTAATTTAGAGAAACGTTACAAAAATGTAACTGATTCAGACATTATTTATGTTGAAGGTCATAACACTACTGATTTACTGGCTTATGCTAGATTAAAGTATTTACAGAGTCATAATAGAATAGCCAAGAAAGCTAAGATTATCTATAGTAAAGACTTAAGAGCAGACCATAGTAAGACTGGTTCATTAAGAACTCAAGATGCTATTGTTGCCAACTTACTTAAGAAACAGGCTAATAAACCAGAAACTAATGTAGTTGTATTCAGTTTCTTAGGTGATACTGTAGATACTGACTTAATTGATTCTATAGCATTCTGGGGTAATCCAGAGTTAGTCAATGATAAAAATCATAGACAGAATGAATCCTTTGCAGTACCTGATACAGATCTTAGAGGCAGGTCTCTTAGTAGCCTTATCTACTCTGATGCAAATAAGGCTGAAGCTAACTATACATTAGAAGAGCTTAGGAAGACTGTTAGAAATCGTAATTTAATTAAGTCTGGAGATCTTGTTCAGATTGATACACGATATAACAGAGATATGATCTCCTCTAATAAAAACTATGCAATAGATAATGTAAGAGTAGATCTTGCCAGAATTGCTCAGATGCTATCCAGCCAGTTCTATAATGAAATGGATCCTAACTCTGCTTCTGAGGATTTCGTTAATCTGGTTAATACTTCAGCTAAGAATATAACCCCTTCTGTCTGGTTACATTCAACAGTTAATAGTCAAATATTAACTAATGCTGGATTAACTAAAGAAACTGCAAAAATATTAACTAGTGATCTCAGAGTTAACTCATCTAGTGTAGGTGGTAAAGCTGTTAATATTCTTACTGGATTCAAAGAATTTAATGAAACAGTAAGAAAAGGCGATGTAGTTGGTATTCCTATTACTATTGGTTCAGATGGTAATGTATATTTACCTCAGGGCAATAACTATACTTTCCAGTTAATCAATGCATTAGGTGGTAAGAAAGTATTAAATAGTATTAAAGAACAGTATAACCAAAGACAGAATACTGATTCTGAGTCAGACCCTGTTTATGTATTCCCTGTTACATTTAAGAATACAGTTACAAGTGATATAGTTCATACTCAGGTTCAATTCATTAACTTAAATAATAACCTGATAAGCAGACAGCAGTTACAGCAATACATAATTACTACTGCTGAACAGAAAAAAGTCTGGGACTATAACAGGTTAATGAATGACTATAAGATCACAGGTAAGTTACCCTCTGCTGATCTTATTGATAAAGGTTTAGGTTCAGTTACAGGTGCAGGTGCTAAGAATGCCAATAATGTACCCAATGGCTTCTATAGAATACCTTTATTACCTAAAGACTTTGATCTTAATAAAGCCATTAATACTAGTACTCTCAGTACTACTGATGCTCTATCTTATATTGATTATATGAAGGCTCATATAGCTAAAGTATCTGATACTACTGGATTTACTGGTACATATCATTTACTTGGTGAAACTCTGGATCTTTGCAAAGATAATTCTGATGCATTTATCCAGACTATTCAGCAATATACTGTTGATGGTTTAAGTGGTACTGAAATTGGCTCTATAACTCAAGAGAAAGCCAAGGAATATAACAAGCTTCCTATTGGTCAGTCTGACTCTGCTGAGAGGATAGTATCTCAGGCTATGGAGACTGGTAATCAGTTAAGTGGTATATCTACTTATACTCCCAGACATAGCAGATACAATGTACTCCATGCTAATGCTACCAGTACAGATCTTGATAAATACCTGGATTCTGCTAGATATGCTGATGCAGAGCAGTCTGCTGAACAATATACTAATACTATCAGACAATGGATTCAGGAAGATACTAAATTCCTTGATAAGAATGATAATATTGATTACTTATATGAATTAGCAGATATGCTTGGTCAGTCTCAGCTTAAGATGCATATCAGGTTAATTGATGCTGGTGATGCTGCTTCTGGTGTATCTGGTATGGATATGAATAATATTGATAACCATATGGATGCTGCTGTAGTTGTATCTACCAGAAGAGATATAGCTAAGAGACCTGCATTATCCAAAGCAGAAATATTAGTACATGAGATAGCACATAACCATTTTAGGTTAATGTCTCCTCATCAGTATATGGAAGCTACCAGATTATGGTCTGTAGCCAGCAAGATAATTACTCCTGAAGCATTAGAGAGAGCTGGAGCTTCACATGAGGAAGCCAAAGAAATCTATGATTATGTATTCAGGAATAACAATTCCAGAGAAGATGCAGTGCATGAATTCTTAGCATATGCATTAACCAACAGATATATGATCAGGGCACTTAATGATACAGCAGCTAATAATAAGTTAGCTCTTGCATTAAGAAGCAGAACCATTGGTTTAGGCAGAAAAGCTATTGATTATATTACTGGTAAACATGGTAATAAAAATGAGCCAAATGTAGCAGTTAATGAGGTTAAGAATCTCTTTAAGAAATGCATCATGATGACTCATGACTGGGATAAGGTAAAGAAGAATATCTATAGATATAACAGCAGTGAGAAATTACATAATGAATATGCTTCTGAATTGAATAAAGAAGCAAGTAACTTTAAGCAAGGATTATTCCATAAGCTTGATACCCAGCTTAAAGCATTACCTGACTGGGATGATGCAATGGGTAGGGTATTTGATTCTATATCAGGTCTTAAGGATGACTTTGCTAAGTCCATAATTAAAGAATTAGAAGGTACTTCTAATAACTCTTTAATCTATGCTAAGTGTGCTTATAAGTATAGATCTCAGTTAGACTCTGCCAAAGGTGTATCTATTGGTACTATGAAGGATACTATTAATGAATTACTTAAATCCTATGGTATCAGACCTTCTGAAACCAAATTAAGAAAGAACCTTAGTGAAGTAATAATGAGATTAGATCTTGGTTCTCTTAATAAGGGATATGATGCTGATCAGATTATTAACTTCCTTAAAGCTGATAGTAAAGAAAGAACCAATGAAATTGATAAGCTTAAAGCAGCTATCAATAATCCTTGGATGCTTAATAAAGCCAATGAGTTAGCTGATTACTTAATTACTGGAACCAGTAAATCAGGTGTCAGATATACCAATGCATATCAGATAGCTTCTATGTATGGGACTAATAAACCCAATAATGTAGCTATTAATTCAGATTTATATAAGAATATTGATATGTATGTAACTCTTAAAGCTATTGATAATATGATTCATTCTAATCTTAAGGATAATCCTATTACTGATAGTGAGAATGGTGTATTAACTGTTCTTAATAGAGAATCAAGTATTGATGAGAATAAACAAAAAGGAGATGCATTACTTAAGCATCTTATGGCTATACAGGAAGGATTAAAGCATAATGAGATTAGTAAAGTATGGGGTAATAGTGAAGATGCAGTAAGGAATATGCCTAAAGGCTATATATTCCCTAATACTCAAAGTGATTCCAGAGTAAGACTTGTAGCTGTTCAGGACTTAGAAAGATGGAAAGCTATAGGATATGCTGGTATATCCAATCCTCTTAATATTGATGGACATCAGATGGTATGGATTGGAACCAAGCATCATGCATTCTCACCTGATGTATCTGGTTTATTCAGTAAAGCAGCTAAGAACTTCATACATGGTAAGAATAACCAGCTTAATGTCTATGGTGAAGATTTCATGTATGGACAGCTTAGTGAGAATGATCAGGCTCAGATGTTTGCTAAGGTTCTGAACCAAGTAACATCTAATAATGGTACATTCAGTCCTTTAGCTGGTACTGAAACTAATCTGGTTCCCAGATTTGATAAATCAGGTAATATTACAGCTTTTGATGTAGAAATGAATAATCAAGCTAAAGAGACTTATCTGACTACAGATCTCGATATATCTACTTCTATGGCTAATACAGCAGGTATGATTACTGAAAGAGCAATTACACCTGATACTAATAAAGCTACTGTTAGAGCTTTACTTGATTATTATAAAAATAATAAAAATAATAAGAAATGGACTTGGGTTAATGAAAATCATGAAATGTGGAAATTCTTACCTGATTGTGTAAAACAGGAAGTATCTAATAATAAAGATCTTAAAGATAAAGGATTCCCTATAGAGACTAAGTATCTTGACAGAGTATTTGGTAAAGAGAAATTCTCTTTAGCTAATTGGTCTGAAAAGAAATTAATCCAAGGATTTGCTGAAGAGTCATTCTTAGATAATATTGGATTTATATTAGCCAATAACTCATTAGTACAAAAAGCTGAGTGGTTAGCTAAGAAAGCTGCTGAATGGGGTAAGAGTCTTGTAGTTGTTAAAGGTATGACAGTATCTCTTAACAATATAGCAAGTAATATAGGTACTCTTTGTGGTTGCGAAGGCATGACTGTTAAGCAGACTATTAAGTATATGACTGATGGATTCCAGTGCATTCAGATGTATGTTGATGCATTAAGAAAGAAATCAGAATTAGAGACTCAATTAGCTGTATGGAATGGTACTGAACCTAATAAGCGTAAACCAGGTGAAGATTTAAGATTACAAGCTGCTATAACTCAGATGCAGAGAGTTATTGATAATAACCCTGCCAGTGAGTTAATTAAAGCTGGTTTATTTAATGCTTCTCCTCTGTTTACTGCTAGTTTCCATAAACCTGTAGCAGTTCAATTAGCTGAAAAGTTTGGTGGTAAGGTAATGCATAATTTCATGGATAATCCTATAGTAAGTAATTTAACTAACTTACAAGGATCTAAAATGTACAAATTATCTATATCCTTAGCTACCTTTAATGACTTTGCAGCTAGGTATGCCCTTTACAAGCATATGCAGGATAAGGCTCAGAAAGAGGGTAAGAATTTTAATATGGATGATTTCATTAAGAGAGGTGATGAGTTATTTGTAAATTACAATACTCCTCAAGGATCTCTTATTGAATATCTTGATGATATGGGAATTGAAAGCTTTACTAAGTACTTATTTGGTGTTCAGAAGGGTATTTATAACAGCTTCAAAGACCATCCAGTATCCATGTTAGCTAAGACTTGGTTAGCATCTATATTAGGCGTACCTATGCCTTCTATTCTGGATTCTATGTTCTCATTTGATAGTGTTATGAATAGATTCAAATTACCTGGTCAGATGTTAACAGATAATATTGGATCTTTACCTTCAGAAGTAGTACTTAGTTCTTTAGGTTAAGAAAAGATACCCACTGTTCTTAATTGAGCAGTGGGTATTTATTAGAAAAGAAAGAAAATATTATCCCAGTGAATTGAACCAAGATTCATACTTGGCTTTACGATTATTATAAGACAGTCTGTTAAACTCATCCCTAGTATAGAAATATAATCCTTGAATACTGGTATCATATTTCACAATAGGAGTCCTAGCATTACCAGTCCAAAAGTACTGGTCATCTATAGTTTTGGATTTGATTGCTGTCTTAATATCAGTCCAGTCTATAGAAGTATCCCATTGACTGTTAGTCCTAATATCCTCATCAGTCTCAGTAGATATCTTATTTGGATCTAAATCCCAAGTAAGTTTTAATACACCTTCACTTGGTTTCTCTTTATTCTTAAGAAATACATAAGTAATAGTCTTGGTAGTATTGTTAATACTTACTGCTCTAAGACCATTCATCCACATAGTAACAATATCATCAAGATAGTCCTTATGTAATGTAAAGTAACCTTTATTATCATTTACATAATCCTGAGTATTATCCTCAGTACTATCCTTGATTACATTGCCACACTCATCAGTTGTACTCATATAGGTGTATCCTTAACATTAATTATTTCCTGATTAGAAGAACCCCTCCACCAAAGATTAGGATCTTTTAATTCTTTAATGAAAGGCCCATCTATTACAGTATCACATAACTTTACTGTTTCCAATTGAATTGAATTGAGATCTTTAAGCTTATATCCAGTCCATAACCAGATATCTTTAGTAGTATTAGATCTGATATTCTTAAGCAATTTATTAACTGCTTCTACATTCCTTGGATCCAGAGGTTCACCTCCAAGGATACTAAATCCTTTTCTGTTTACTCTGGTATCCTGTAAATCCCTGATAATATGATTCTCTTCTACATCAGTAAAAGGATATCCAGCATCATATGCCCATGTAGCTTTATTAAAGCAATCAGGACAATGAATAGAACATCCTGATACAAACAGAGTACATCTGATACCAGGACCATTAACTACATCAAATGGAATATACTTAAAGTAATTCATACAACCTCTAAATTAGGTAACTCAAGAATACGAATACCATAATCAGAAGCAATTTGATGCTCAATTTTACATCCTCTGGCTTCTTTCCAACCAGGGGTAAATACAGCTAAATCTGCTTCAGCTAATTTCTCAATAGACTTAGAAAGATAAACAACAGGTGCTAATGCATCACAATTCTTTGGAGTATCATTAATATAAGAATCTAAAATTCTAAAATCATCTTTAAGATAAAGACTAAGCCATTTTTTTACAGATTCAAATACTTTAATGATATGACCATCTTTATAGCCATACATAGGGCAACTTACAAAAACATTAATCATTAGCACTCCTCAATCATTTCATCAAGAGTTCTTACTCTGCTAGTAGCTTTCCTCTTGATATCTTGGTTTCTATAATCCCTTAACTGTTTAAGCCAGAATGTAATTTTATAGTAATTAAGATATCCTGTTCTGAATACTTCTGTACCATCTTTTAACATCTTGGCTTTCTTTTCACATTGCCAGATAGTATTATCTAGATCTTCATCTTCGAATACTTTATCAGGATTAAACATTATTCGTCTCCTATGGCACGAACTGATTCAAGCTGAGAAGGTACAAGAACGCGGTCATTCTGCCTGTCCAGCTGGATGGCTCTGTTCATAACACTCGTCCACGCATGAGTCAGAACATCCCTGTTGACTCCAAGAACCTGCTTCAAAAATGTATTAAGACGCTCACCTTTCCTGCTCTGCATAAGCTGAACTACAGCACCAACATTATAAGGGCGTTCTTCTTCCAGCTTGACATTCTCTAAAATCTTGTCAATGCAAGCATTAACATTTTCGCAATACATCTTGTCAAGGCTATACTTCTTTTTCTTTGTGCTCATAAACATTATTCCTCCATGGATTGGTGAATCCTACGGGATTTGAACCCGTATTATTGCCGTGAAAGGGCAATGTCCTAACCATTAGACGAAAGATTCTAAATGGTGAACCCTATGGGGCTTGAACCCATGACCAATAGATTAAAAGTCTACTGCTCTACCAACTGAGCTAAGGATTCTAAATGGTGGCCCATCTTGGACTTGAACCAAGGACCCGACGATTATGAGTCGTTTGCTCTGACCTTCTGAGCTAATGGGCCATAAATGGTGCTGTCAGAAGGATTTGAACCTACAACCAACTGCTTACAAGGCAGCTGCTCTACCATTGAGCTATAACAGCATAAATAGGTTGGACATGAGAGGATTCGAACCCCCGGTGGATTTACGGATTTCCAATCCGTCTCAACACAACTGCAAATGCAGTTTGCCTTAAGCCACTCAGCCACATGTCCATAATTGTTGGCAGGGGCTGATGGATTCGAACCACCGAATGACGGAATCAGAATCCGTTGCCTTACCACTTGGCGAAGCCCCCATAAATTGGCAGGAACTAAAGGATTTGAACCTCTACAAAATGATTTGGAATCATTTGTGCTAGCCATTACACCAAGTTCCCTAAAAATGGCAGGAGCATCAGGATTCGAACCTGAAAATTATGGGATCAAAACCCACTGCCTTACCATTTGGCTATGCTCCTAAATTTGGTGCGAATGAAGAGAATCGAACTCTTACGGATTACTCCGGGAGATTTTAAGTCTCCTGTGTCTACCTATTCCACCACACTCGCAAAAAAGGCATTCTTATGAATGCCCTGATACAACAACAACTAACTAAGGAGATACAACTATGGTTACTAAAAGAATTATACAACAGTTTCTAATTCAGTAATAGTAGTATTCAAGTCTCTGAGGGTGCATTTAATAGAATTATAATTAGCAATCCCAGTTTCTTTATTTATTAATACATCTATATATTTATTATTAGTACAAAATGCATTAAATAGAGTTGGATCTAACTTAGAAGGCTTATAATCTTCCCAAGTATAATGAGTACTGATTATTCTCTCTAAATACCATCTGGCTTTCTTGAGATCCTGTAAAGTATTACCCTTATAAGGTGCTCTAAGAATATACTTAATGGCATTACCAAGACAGAAATCATAGCATTCAGCTAACTGTACTGGCTCAAGAGTAATAGTGATAGAAGCCTTCACATAATGCTCAGGATGATTTACTGGATCCATTCTTATCATTCTCCACAATAGTATGAATACCAATCCTGAGTACAAGATCCTTATTGTATTCACCCATTACTCTAAGCTGATGCTCAAGGATATTAAGAGGTACATTATCAATCTCTCCCTTATTCTCCTTTACAGCCTTAGCTAACTCATCAGCCAGTAAACCAATTCTTCCAGCTAAGTCCTTCTGCTCAGCTACAAGCATCTTAAAATTAGACATTCTTAAGCTTCTCCTCTAAATCATTAAGTACAATCATAGCCTGATCTAATATCTGTCTTACAGCATTAACTCCGTCCTTAACAGTAGCAAGATCCTTATATGAACCATTAAGCTGATTATTAACCTCATGGTTAGCCTTCTGTGCTTCAGGTCTATAAATAGCCTTCTCTACCTTTAAGTCACCAAAAGGATAAAAATCCTTGAATTTACCTGATTTAGATCTACCTCCTTCATAACCCCTATTAGGCTTATTAGGCTTATTCTTAATCTCACTAGATGTTGTATATACTCTAACCTTTACATCATCATCAAGATCTTCTCCATCCATGATAAGCTTAATAATATTATCAATATCATTCATATTCATTTTGATTCTCCTTCAATTAATTCCCTGAGTTCGTTGCATTTGTTAACTTCTCTTTGGCATCTTCTGACAATATCCAAAGATTGCTGAAGTCTTCCAAGTAATTCGTCTTGTCTGTAACAAGTAAGTTCTCTGGTATCGTCCTCTTGTTTACTTGCTGGACACTTGTACACCCCATTAAGCTTAGACTTGTTAAGGTTATTAAGGACAGAAGTATAATACTTCTCCTGACTTTCTGATATAGCTTCATAATGAACTCTTGCCTTATTTGATTCAGTAAATGCTTTTTGATACTCATTAACATCATTATTAAGTTCTTTAATTCTGTTATGAGCATATAGTGAGTATTTTCCTAGAACCAAGAAACCAAGAATAATAATTAATATGGCTAATAGCTTAAAATTTAAGTTCATCTGGATGCTCTTTATAATACTTACGTTCACTTGGTTTCATAGCTTTCCATTTCATCCATTTAATTGGATCTTGTAAAGGATATGGAGGATTATTGAGTATCTCAAGATCTACTTCAGATAATTTTTTCTTTTTAGCCATATTTCACCCATATTAGAAACATATGGGTATTTTAATCACTATCTACTAAACCTTTCAATAGTAAATCTGCATACTGCTTGCAAATAGATCTAGCTTTACAATACTTGCATCCAGTAGCTTTCTGAGGCTTCATCTTAATAAAGCCTTTACCCTTAGTCATCACATAATGATTAGCATCAGTCTGATTATCAAAGTTCTTAATAGCTTTACCACCAGCTTTACTAAAGTATTGCCATACTGGGTCTGATAACTTCAATGATTTAGTACATTCTAAAGTACCTCCATTCTTAATCTCATTAATTTTATTTTTAATGTAGTCTTCAATATAATCCAATGAATAGAGATCATAGTCTTCATCAATGACAGGTGATTGAGGATAATCAGGATTGATTTTGGCATTCTTAGCTGTCCAATCATGCATAATATAGATTATCTTAATAGTACCACTTGTTATCAAATCAGGATTAAGCCATCTGTAAATACTGCCTTGTATCTTATAATCTTCTACCTTGGTTTTATGCATATAAGTAAAAGCAGATGTATTCTTATAATCTATAAGCTGACCATCCATGACCATATCAAACTGACCATTGACAGTCATATCATCTATCTTCTTATATGCCCTCTGTTCGAGCCAGATTTCAATCTGGTTAGAGTTTTCCTTATGTTTGTTTATAACTATACGTTCTTTTAATTCCTTTAATCTCAGAGCATCCAGAGCCTTATTCCTGAGATTGTCATTAGTCCATACATTCTCTAATGCTGAATGGATAGCTGTACCTCTTTTTGAAGCAAACATATTAAGTAAGCCTTCATCAGAGGTATCTAATTCATTTCCTATTTGGTTCTCCAGAACTATCTTATGACTATCCTTGATAAGAGTGGTAGCTGAGATATGAGATAAGTCATTCTTACCTTCATATGCATCAGCTGCTAACCATACCTGTATAGGAAGTGGAAGCATACTTTCTCCTGATTCTTATATAACTATTAACAGCACTTCTGAAATCCAAGAATAACTCAGATTTAGAAGTGCCTTCATAAGATACTAAATCTCTAATGCCAAGAACTTTACCATAGTACAAATGATCTTCCTCAGAGTATTCAATACTCCCTGTAAATCCTCTATAGTGAAGTTCTTTCATATCTATACCTTACAGACCGAATGGATTATCATCAGATGCAGTATCAGTTTCTTCTTCAGTAGAGCCAAGATCTTTCTCAACAGAATCATCATCACTTACAGTAGTCTCAGGTTCTTCTACCTTAACTGCAGGTACATCTACTGCATCCTGAGTAATAGCAATCTTAAATACACCATCAGTCTCAGTTACAGATACCTTAATAGAGCTAAGGGAATCATCAGACTTAACAATATAGTCCTTGATAGCCTTCTCTACATCCTCTGAATCCAGAGTTACAGTAATAACCTTATTAATCTTCATTCTTACAATCCCTCATTAATGCGGAGAAACACTGAATCTGTTCCTCACCTTTTAAGTTTAGCATAATCATGATTTCCCTGATTTCTTTAGCTGTCAGATTAGGAACATCAAGGAAACCTCTTTCCCATTGGCTTACACGAGTAGCCAATGTACTTTTAGTCTTCCATTTATCACTATTAAGAGATATAGCGAAACCAGTCTGAGACTGGTTTCGCTTAGTTCTTAAATCATGAATAAATTGACCAAAATTCTTACCCACTGGTCTCTTGAGCATCTTTTATAATTTCCTGCGATTTATTAAAGAACTCTTTAATTTCCTTCAAAGTAGAAACATACTTGTCCATAACAGTCTGCTTATCAAAATCATATACAAATGATTTCTTATACTCAGACAGTATATACTGAACAATTTCATTAGGAATAGTAGGAGCTTTCTCAGGAACCAGAAGCTGATACTTATCATTACAGCTGATATCAACAGATAATCCAGATACTTCCTGTCCAGCAAGATTTACTCTGAATAAATAATTATATCTTGGATCTGATGCAGTAGCAGTATAAGCAATATCCTCTGTACTAACTCTGAATACTTCACCTGAATCAAATACTTTTTCAGGCATCATACCTTCAGCTTTAACCAGATTATAAAGTTCATTAAGAAACTTAGACTGCTTATCAAGTAGATCTATAGATCTATTAAGTATCTTATTACTATTATTAACTATATTTACTACTTTCTTAGCAGACTCATTCTTGGTTTCCAAAGTCTTAATCTTTCTCTTAAGCCTGTCTACCTCATCCTTAGAGTACATAGTCTTAATAGTAGCTTTAAGTACTTCTACTCTTGAACCAAGATTGGTCTTAAGAACATCTTTCTGTTTATAGATATTAAGATTAGCTTTAAGATCTTCAAGCCATGGAAGACTTACAATAAACTTACCTGACTCAGAGATACCAGCTTCATACATATCATATTCAACATCATTGATAGTTACATAGCCATTCTCTTCATCAATTGTTATTTTTGGCATTAAGTATCTCCTTCCTTACTTTGATACCAGTATCAGCATCATTAGTAATACTATTCTCATCAGCCCATGTAGGATAGAAAATCTCCATATCTCCACCAAGTTCTACCTCTTTATTCTGGATCATGGGATCATCATTCCATTTCATTTCTGTAGTTAATACCTGGTTTAAGAATGCTATACAGTCATAGTTATCCCTTACCATGTAATAACTGGCATCATGAATCTGAGCTACTGGAATAATGTCATACCTGTACTTGCTGTTCCAAACCTTATCCATAGTAGCATTTACTGCTCTGCAATTAAGTAATCCAAATGATTGACCTAATGCATTACCAGCAGTTCTTGCTTCTGCTGATGCTTCTTTAGGAGTATTCCTATTTCTCATAACACATGCATTAAGCAAAGGAGTTCTAACCTTTAATCCAAATGCACATGTAACATATCCTTTATCCTCAGCATCTTTCAAATGGGATTTAACCCATTGATCAGATACTTTATAAAGATCATGATATGCTTTCTCTATCTGCTTAGCTTTCTCTTCAGAGAAACCAAAGTGATCCATGAGAGTAAGATAAGTACCTTGATAAGTAAGAGCAAATGTAGCAGCTTTACTATTCTGTCTCAGATCTGGATGTACCTTCTTAATACTGTTAATAATTTTTACTTCATTCTCAGGATGCTCCTGTAACTGTTTGGTTATATCAGTCATCTGATCTTTGAAGTAATGATAACTTCTAAGACAATGACCATCATAGCCTTCTGTATATACCTTAACTTTATTTGGATCATTGGTAGTAATAGCAGATATCCTATCTTCCAGACTTCTGTAATCACAACCCATGAATACCCAACCTTTAGGTGCTCTGAATATAGACTTAATCAGATGAGCATAAGGTGAACCAGTACTAGGTAACTGTTGTAAGTTAATATCAGAACTTGATAGTCTTCCTGATACAGTACCTCCTAAATGGAAGTTACCATACAGTCTCTTACCTCCAAGTGAATCAGGTGCTGACTCAAATGCAGGAATAAAAGCTGTAAGTATCTTCTGTGCTTTAGACCAGTTAACTATATTCTCAAGAAGCTTATCTGGATTCTTAATATTCATCTCCTCTATTACATCAGATGATGTACTGGGAGACTTCTTCTTAGTCAGCTTAGTAACAGGTTTCTTCATTACTCCATATAACAGACAGGTAAGATGCTTATTAGAACCAGGATTAAATTTAATAGGATAATCTTTTTTAGTTTTATTAAGCTTATGACCTTCACTATTCCACTTATCTGCAAGAGACTGAGACAGTATATCTTCTACCTGCTTAACTCTTGGATCATTACTGATATCATCAATACACTGACCAATCCTGTCTTCCAACTCTCTCTTGGCTTTAACAAGACTAGGTTTATCAATAAATAATCCACCTAACTGAGTATAGGTAATAACCTTAAGACTAGGTAAAAAGATATTCTTATAAGTATCTACTTGCTTCTCTTCTATAAGCTTATTGGAATATTTTTCATATAGATAATAAGTAGAAAGAACATCTTTAAGATTATATTCAAGCAATACCTTATCATCGATATGTTCAGTATCATCTCCTACCTTAATACCATAATCACCAGAATACTCCATAGCCAGTTCTTTTAATCCAAGATGATTTCCAGCACATGAATTAGTACTAAGATAGGCCATAAGCATAGTGTCATCAAAGCACCCAGTACGAAATAAATTAGAAAGACCTTCATATTGACCTTTTCTATCCTCCAATCCATCCATATAAAGATTATAAATAAGATTGGTAGCATCAAAAGCCATGTTATGGAATACAAGCTTACCTGAATAGGTATCAAAGAAATCTTTAAGTAAAGCCATAATAGGTTTCTTATTATCTACTCTGAAAGCTACACCATCATGTTTAGAATAGGCAAATGCAATAGAAATAAGACCAGCATTATAAAATTTAAGACCATTACACTCTATATCACAGGTAAGAGTTGAATATGATTTAAGCTTCTGTAATGCTAGATCTATAGATCTAGTATCATCAGGATATTCAGCTTTATTAATAATATAGTTACTTTGGTTCTCATAAGTACCATCTATAATCTGTTTAACTATGTTATCAGTTAACTCCCTCTTTTCCTTAAACATAGGATTATAGACTTCTGCCATAGGCTTAATACCATACAGAAATGTACCTTTATTATTAATGATAGGTTCTGCATAAATAACTTTATGATGAGTTAACTCCTTCCATGCATCCTTATCATAAACAACATAAACATTATCAGAACTTAAAGATTCATAAATCTTCTTTCTCTCTTCCTTGGTTTTAGGAAGATCTTTCAAATTTATTCTTTCCATAATTCTCTCTCAATTAGGAACAATAAGTAAATCTGGTAATCCAGTATTGAAGTATCTCTTCTATGGGCTGTTCACCTCTTGCATCTATTTCCTCTCTTAGGAACTCTGGTGGATTATTACTGCATGTAGTCAGAGTAAATATCATCTCTAACTGTTCCTGTAGTCTTCCTATATTGATTTCATCAGGCTGATTATTAATCTGCTTCATAAGCCAGCTAAGACATTTATTCTTGTCATTTCTGGCTTCCTTTTTGACTTCTGCAACATCCTGATTATTTTTAATAAGGCTGAGAATAGGGTTTGTTACAATCCTATCCCAGCCATTAACAAACGTATCAATAAGCCTTGTCTTATCAATCTGTATCTGTTTAGATTTGGAAATCAATCCTAGTCCTCCAATATTCTACTTGATCTTTGATATCTGTAATATTGGATTTACCAGATCTGACTATTTCAATATTTCTGAACAAATCTTTCCGTGCCTCCTGAAGCATATTCTGATAAATCTGTCTTTGAGTATTCTCAGAACCACCATGCTCATTAATCTTGTTCTTAATCAGATTATTAACACCTTCAATCCATTCATGGATAAATGGATAATCTGTTACAAGGTTCTCATTAGGATTACCACCAAGCATGTCTGTAACCCAAAACTCATTACAAACATTTTTGATATCTTTAAGAACATCCCAGCTTGTAACATCCTTATCTGTATCCATATCATGGAATGATGAAAGATGCCCATAAATAGGAGTAAATCCAAGCCAATTACCCATGCAAATAGTACCAATAATAAGTCTGTAATAGTTATACTTATTAGTAGGCATAGCAATATCATTAATAATGCTGGTGTAGTAATTTATACTTCTACCACTCTTAAAGTTATCCTTAGTTTCATTAGTAAGAAAATGACAAGGAAATACAAATGATGAATAACTAATGGTATCAATAGCTTCCTTGCCATGTTCTGCATAGAATTTAAGTTCTATTTCTTTTTTGTCTGTCATAATTACCTCCAGTATAGAAACACTAAAGCCAGATTAAACATCTGGCCTTAAGAAATCTTGCATTATCAAAATCTTGAGCAATCAACATAACATCATGATTAAGATATGAATTACGAATACATTCAAGTCTTCTCATGATTTGGTACATTCCTAGATCCATACAAAATAGACTCCTCTTGTATTAATTAACTTAAAATCATAGGCATCTACTAATGGATTCTCTATATGAAGTAAATTCCAGCTTGCATTAGAGAAATCACTAAGCATACTAATATAATTATCTATATCCATAGATTCTCCCATTTAGGATCCAAATAAAATTCATCTATTGTCCATAATCTCATTACCTTTATCTGGTTATTGTGAAGTGACCAGAGATTATAGAATATGTCTTTATAGTCCTCAGTATGATAACTCATATCCAGATATTCTCCCATTTAGGATCTAAATAGTATTCACCAGTTTCATTATTTGCCATTACCCATATCTGGTTATTATGAAATAACCAGATATTATAGAATAAGTCTTGATACTGCCCAGTACTCATATCCAATAAAGTCTCCTTACATACCAATGTCTAACCCCAATTAAAGGTCGTGAATCAGCATCATAATTACTAAGGTATTCTTCATTAAATAAAGCACATAAACGAATATATCTATTTATATCCATAATAATAATCCATGTCCCAGAATAGGTTTATTTATCCAATGTAGTTTAGATTTACCCACAGTCTCACAAAGAATCCACAGGTGATCTTTATCAAAGTAAGCATTATTAAATAGGGTTAAATAATGTTTAAGCTTTCTAGTTTCTATATCCATGAGAAAAATAAGTTTCCACTCCCTAAATAAAGAGATAAGTTTCCATTCTCTATATAAAAAAGTTTAGTATCATAATTCTGACTTATGATCCCCATTCTTTCCTGATAGTACATCTTAGTGAGTAAATGATTTACTCTGTTTAATTCTTTAGATGTATGCATTTTGTTTCCAATAAAGTAAATTAAGACAACACCATTTTCTACCTATATCCTCATAAATAAGAGGAGCACTAAGTTTCTCAAACCTAGCTTCCTGATCAAAATCAAGAAGCAGGTTGTAATACTTATTCAAATCCATAAATTTAATTCCTTTATATTAGGTCTTAAAAAGAAATTACCACCATAGTCATCCCAAGTTCTATCTAGAATCATGAAATGACAGTCATGGCTGACATATATATCAAACTGATATAACTGCTTCCAATATTTATTAATACCAGATTCCATAAGGACTATACCTGTTAATTGACAATACTATTAAATTATCATTAATGGTCTGTTGAATTAAAATATTATTAAAACTGTCAGGCCATCTGCTTAAAACATCTTTGAAAGTATAAGCTTTACTGAATAAATTAATTGCTATATCCATAAGAATGCTTCCTTAACATAGGGAAAATCTATGAAGTAAGTTTTTTTTGTATCATACTCAGTAATTCTTGCCCAATTTAATAATCTGGCTTCCCAATCAAAATGGTTTACCAGTGCAAATATATGAGAATACTTACCTATATCCATAATAAATTATTCACCTTATTTGTCATTCCATAACAAATATAGTATTGAATATCAATAACAAACTCTTTTGGAAGTTCTTTTCTATCAAAATGATCTACTATACTTGTGTAATAACCAGCTATATTGTATGTAGCAAAATTATCAATTAATTCACTTAGATGCTTTATATCCAATCAATAGCCTCCATAATAATAAACATCCTGTTGGCATATCTATCATAAGTAAATTTGTCAACAGGACTACTCATATCACTGAATAACAAATCCATATCAAAATTATTAATCAGTGAGTCTAATAGACGTTCCTTTGAATCTGGATAGTGCAACATATTTGTCATATATAACCCAAATAATATCCTTACGATTCTGTATTTCTGGTACATCATAGAAACATCCATCTGTAAGAATAATATTTACTCCTGTCTTAGGTATCTTATCTTTAAGACATTCCAGATCTGTACCTCCTGTAGTATGTACTTCTGCAATCTTAACAGGACTGTCATAATCAAAATGATAATGATCAGTTACTTCTGTAGACCAAAAATACACATCCATACTAGTAACATGAATAGCTGCCTTAATGGCTGTTAACTGGGAATAAAATTTATTAAGGGTAGTATCATCTATAGATCCAGAATTATCTATGAATACTCGACATGACAATGATTCAGAATACAAACCAGGTAAATATACATCAGTATATCTTCTACTAGGTCTCATCCATGAATAATCATCTTTGGCTTTTTCCTCACATTTATTCCATAGTATCCTGTACCATGGTAATGGCTTGTGAAGAATTTCCATCATTCTTTCGAATTCTTTGTAGCCTTCTCCCCAGTCATTACCTCCCATAGACTTAGCCATTTCAGTATTCTTCTTGGCTTCATCTTTATTCCAACTGTTAGACATTACATCAGAATCAAAATCTTCAAACAATTCATCAGGTAAGTCTTTCAGATGGTCATATACTTCCTCAGTAGAATAGTCTCCCCAAATACTGAATTGGTTATTCTTATCCAACATTTTGTTGAGACTCTCAAAGGTAACACAGTCTTTAATCAGCTTACATCCATCTCTGTCTGCTTTCTGATTAATTACTGCATCACCTGCTACATTCCACTTCTTATGATTCCTGTCTCCCTGTCTTTCACCATGAAGAAGGAATACATGACATCCTTCATGATAGAGAATGAATACTCTTTCATCTGGAGTTAAACCAAGAAAGAAATCAGGATTAATATAAAGATGTTTACCATCTGTACCAGCAGTCTTTATATCCTTAGTAATAATTAACTCAAGGTTATAGATTACATAACAGATAACAGCAGATTTCTGATACAGATTTACTTTGGCTTTAGATATTGCATTATTGATATCAGTCATCACTCTTAGCCCATTTACCAAATGTAATGATAGCCTTCATCATGCTTGGTTCATGACTATACTGAGGAAAATCTTTTATTGCTCTCTTAAACCAGATAAACTGGAATTCCTTGTCATACTGGTTTACATAAGAAATAAGAGCATTGAACTGATCTTTAGTCTTAACCTTATCTTTCTCTGCATCACACATGTGATACATAGCAAAGTATCTTGTACCAAGATCTTCTGGTACTTTAGCAGTACCCTTAAAGATATCCTCAAACTTAGGAAGCTTATTGATTTTCTTAATAATACCTGAGAATTCAATACCAGTAGCACCAAGAATAGCTTCACACATCTTCTCATCTGGCTTGAACTTGGACATAATCTTATTCATCATTTCCCAAGTCCTTGGACATGCAAATGTCTGATCATTCTGCTCAGGATTAAATGAATAAAGACCTTTAGTACCCTTATAGGATACATAAGCCAAGATATCCGGATTGAACTTCTGTTCTACTGCCCAGTCAAGCCACTCCTCAACACTTACTTGACACTCAATATTTACAAGTCTAGATCTGAGTGCAGTACTTAAAGAATTAACAACAGCATTATCAGTAGCAAGATTACCAGCAGCTACAATATATACTTTGTCATTAAGCTTCTCCTGTCCTACCATCCTGTCAAGAATGATCTTATAAGCAGCTACTTGTACAGATCTAGGTGCTGAGTTAAGCTCATCAAGAAACAGCAACCATCCCTTATATCCAGCAGGTACTTTATCCTTCTCAAGAGGGAATGTATCAAATGCCTTATACTTAGCTTTATCCCCTGAGAGTACAGGAAGACCAAGCAAGTCAGTAGGTTCACACTGAGACAGTCTCATGTCTATTACCTTAAGCTTGGCTCCATCAGCTACTTCTTTAATTACAGCTGACTTACCAATACCAGGTGAACCCTGAAGAAAAGGAACCAGATTAACACTAAGAATCTGCTTAACCATCTCAGCAGCTTTCTTCATTGAAACACTCATTTATATCTCCTTAAAATAGAAAGGGAGGCTCAGGTTTCTCTTACCTAAGTCTCCCTTGTTATTAGTTTAATGAGAAATTAGAAGCAATACTTCATGCACTTGATAGCTCTAACAATAGCTACAATTGCAAGGCATATTGCTGAAACCAGACTCAGAATAGCCATAGATTCCTCCAATGGTTAAACAGGTTTGATCTCTCTCATCAAACTAAACCTTGCTATCAATACCGTTGTTCATTTCAACATCATAACGATACTGATGAAATCCTTTAAGATTGCCTGTATCTCTCTCACCTTCCATATAGTTAGTAGGTCTGCATACATGCTCAAATGGAGAACCATGAATCTTTCCTCCATTAACAAGCTTATAGAAAATCTCCTTACATTTCTCTGGATCTGTATTAAGCTTTCTATAGCTTACCTGAGCACAGCATGCTACTGATATATCCTTAGCATTCTTATCCGTATTAGAAACATAAGGAGTATGCCATTCACCATACTTAAGTATATCTGGCTTAGACTCATCATAAGCAGCTTTCATCTTCTCAGCCAGTATCCTGATCTCAGGCTGTGCTTCTGCTGATATCCTGAGATTAAAGAAATTCTTAAACTGTGAGCCAGTAAGGATAGTCTTAATAGTCTCAAAAGGTTCAAGCAATCTGTTTACATCCTGCTTATGAGCACCAAGCTTGATGAGTTCTCTTACATTCTCCATCATCTCTTTTCTGGCTTTACCCCAGATAAGATCCATCTTACACTTCAATACAGGGTCTACTACTATCTCTCCCTGCATACCAGCCTGATTGTAAGTCCAGATAGGATTTACTGGATTCTCATAAATAAGATTAAGAGTCTTCTCAATAGGAATAGCACGTGAACTGGCTGAATTTCTTGAGAATACTCTATGAGTCAACAGCTGAGCATGAATGTATCTGGGATACTCAAGCTCAAATGTAGTAACTCTATTCTCATCAAGTGACATAGAGTCCTTAATAATTTTTACTTTAATATTGTCCATTAATAGTAACCTCTATCTTTGGCTCTGATATTCCACCAAATTCCCATGAACCACCTAATACATGTTTATAGTCATCATCCTCAATAATATGTTTCTCAACTAAAGCATCCTCAAGAAACTTATCCACCATAGAAACAATATTGGTAATATCATGCCTTCTTCTATCACCAAAGAATACTTTATAGTGAATAGTTATTTTATTGAAATGAACATCAGGAAGCTGCTCTATAACCAGATCCATAAACTTACGTTTCATTTGGTTTTTGGTTATATAGTATAGATTTCTGAATGTATTCAGATTCACGGAATATAAATGCTTCCCAACTTTAACTTCAGTGGGAAGCACCATAGTAAAAGACTTAATATCAGTCATTTCCAAAAGGACTTACATCATCGTCATCAGATGTATCAGACTTCTCAGCAACAACAGGAGTTACCTCATTCCTGCCATATACATCAAAGATCTTACCTGCCTTCTCAGACATGAACTTTTCAGCATATGTACTGGGAGCATTATTCTCAATCTCTGAAAGAGTCTGATTATTCTCATTGTAGATCTTATCAATAGCATTGGTATCCTTAATTTTACCTGAAGCCTGAGATTCATACTGCTTATGGATAATACCTACATTGAACTTAACACCATCAAGTCCTTCAATTACATAAGCCTGCTTCTTCTCCTTATTCTTGGTTTCCCAATTCTGTACCTCTACCATCTTCTTAACCTGAGATACTTCCTTGAGACTCTTTCCCATAGTAATCTTAGTAAGAGAATTAAGAGTTACATAACCAGGCTTAACCTTCTTGAATACTCCACCCTGCTTGGTCTTGAAATCCTTGACAATAGAACCAATCTTGGAATTATCACCATCCCAGGTAAGAGCAATAGTGAAGTTATGGTCTCCACCATTGATATCAAGAGTAAGATGAGCCTCAACAGCATTCTTAGCATTGTTAGTAAGATAATGAGACTTAACAGTTGCCTTGTAAATGCCAGTACTAAGAATAGAATAACCAGCGTTATCCTTATCCTTTACCAGTGAATCATCAACATTACCAAAAATATTCATTAATCAACTCCATAATAATTATTCAGTCTGTCAATAACAATCTGACAATCCGAATCAATAAATGTTTCTTCCTTCTTCCACATACCAAGAGGACTTCTGATTCTGGTTCCAGTAGTATCCTTAGTAATACGAGTCTGGAATACATACTTGAAACCAAGATCTTCATCATCTTCAGTTATATGGAGATAGTCATTCTCATATGACTTCAGAGTAGCAACAGGCATCTTCTTGGCTATAAGCACATTACTGAACCAAGATTCAATACCATTATTATTAAGTGCTCCCTTAAGCTTGATGAAAGACTCAGTAATACCTTCATCATTCATCTGGTCTGTAATATGAGCAGTCATAATAACAGATTGAGGTGCACTTGCTACCTGCTGCTGCATAAGAGTCTTGAAGAATTGCTGATAGTCATTCCAAGCAGTCATAGTATTCTTACTATTATAGACATACTTGTTTTCATACATATCCATCAGATAAGTAAGTGAATCTATGATGATAGTATCACACTTATCAGTATTCTTGGTTGCCTGAGCAAAGACTCCATTCTCTCCAAGAAATGTCTTATTTGGGTCAGTAACAGTTACATTCATGAAATTATTCTTGAATGGAATCTCCTTACCTGACTCACAGTTAAAATACAAGACATTACCCTTGAGATTTCTAAGAGAGCAAGTCTTGCCTGATGCAGACTTACCCTCAATAAGAACCAGTCTCTTGTTTATCTTCGTCATCCTTAAAGATTTCCTCCGGATTAAGTTTAAGTTCCTTAAGAACTAAATCTCTTGCTTCAATTAATTTCTGGGCTAACAGTGTATTCTTAAAATTCCTGTTAGCCAGAACATAACCAGTAGAGAAACATAAGATACCACTAAGTTTCAGCAGTAAATCTTCGTTTATCGATACGTTCTTATTCTCCATGAGAAAGTATTCCTGTCTACATCATAAATCTTGGTTGCTACTACATCATTGTTATGACACCAGGCCTGAACAGTCCTGATAGATCTTCCTGTAGCATCAGCTACATCCTGAGTAGAAACATAAATACCAAGTCTTGAATGCTTAAAGCTGGGTTTAAGATAATAAACCTTACTTCCCTTAATTACACTGAGTTTAGTAAAATCTACTGGTTTCACAGTATATCCTCCACTTCCTTATCAAATCTGGTTCTGATATATCTAGGGAATCTGAGCTTCTGAGTTTCCTTGTTAAATTCACGGTATTCAACCTGAATTATTTTATCAATTAACTCACCTCTATGTTCCCAGAGTCTCTTACGCTCATCAGCTGTAACAGCCATTGAGCCAATACGACCATACTTGGTAACAAAAGCACCAATCATTCCCTTAAGCTTACCAGTACCTTCAATAACATCTATTACCTTGAGATCTACTGATCTAATTGGTACATGCTTAAGCCAGATATCTCCTTTACGTACAACAATACCTTCATAACCCTTAAGTAAAGCTTTACGCAGTAATTCATCCATTAATTCCGGATGAATATTGGTATACATACCAACTACTAATCTTGGATCAATAGGGCTAAGCTTATAACAATTATTACCAGTACACTCACTTGCTCTGGACTCATTTCTTAACTGACTTACAGACTCATTCCAATCACCTGCAAAGTACTCACAGTCAGATACTGGAAGTCTGTCTGCATTAGGCATTCTCTTACCATTACGGGTATAGACCTTACCATCTCTTCCTCTGAGTAACCTTACACCATCAATTTTGTAGGTAACTAACCAATCACCATTCAGGTTCTGACCATCATAGTAATCAACTTTAGTCCACCATCTACCACATGTATTCTTTTGCATTCTATTACTCTCTATTGAAAGAAAACAAAGGGAGTATATAACTATACTCCCAAACCTATTTAACTCATTGTAGCTCAATTCTAGGGCTTCAGCAGTGATTTAAGAACAGTAGACTCTAATTCCTGATCTGTAAGAGGATCAATCAGCTTGGAATTAAGTTCTACTATCTTAGACTCAAGATCATCTCCTGTAATACCATTATCAACCAGTACACGACCATAGCGATAGAGCATATTATTCCTATCACCTACATCAGTATTCCTGATAAACCAGTTCTCAAGCTTATTAAGGTCAGCTTTGAATCCCTTAACAGAACCTTCAGTAACATTGGAATCAGGTATATATCCGAGAGGGTCAAACAGCTCTAGATCTTCAGAGTTGTTGATAAAGGTCATACCCTTATTGGTAGACCATTTCCTAGACCTTTGGAAGGTCTGCATGTCTACTTCAAAAGGTAACGCATTAGCAACATTCTTCATAAATTCCTTATAAATATCTTCTCTCAGATTGAGAGTATATTTGATAGGAATAATTACTCTGAATCTCTGGTTATCATCTGTATATCGCTTGGTAGTATAAATTACATAATAATATTTCTTGAGGATATCCTTAACAAACTTAACCTTAGAACCATGGTCTACATCCAGAACAATCATATTGAATCCATTCTGGATATGAGAACCATCTCTATGATTTCCAATATTAGGATCTGCGTCAGGAAGCAGATGATGATTAACCCAGTTAAATCCACTGGCTTTACCTAAGTTGGGTAAATCAGTAAATGACATAAACTTATTCTGATAGTTATAAGCATCATGCTTGGACATACTAATAATAAGTTTAGATAAGTCAGTTTGCTGATATTTCTCAGCACAGGTATAAATCAGTTTATTCTTACTAGATCTGTATCTTCTTATTGAGATACCTCTGTCATATCCCCATTCTACCGCTCTAAGATAAACTTCATCTCTCTCATTCTGTTTTCTATAGAACGGAAGCTTTTCCATGATATCAGTATCAGTCTTTGGCTCATTTACCTCAGCAAGATACATAGCTAACTTAGCATAATTAGCTGGCTGGTTAACTATCTTCTTGAAGCAGATACCTGAATCCTCAGAGAATTTGATAGCCTGATATAAATCATTGAGTACTACATGGTCTCTATGGTCTAAGAAAGCAATAGCACCTGCAAGCTTGAGAGTCTTAAAGAACCTGTTAGTCATCTCAGACTGTTCTGTATCCTGTTCAGAAAGCATCTTGCTTGACCTGAACTCACAGATTTGCTTGTAATTAATAAGTTCTTTGGCTACATCATCAGGCATATCTATTACTTTATTAAACCAGGTAGCATCACAAAGACTTCTCACTAAGTCTTGGAATTCACCAAGCTTAAAATCAATAGCTTTAATCTTATTGAACTCATCTTCAACAGTACTAATTTGAAAATCATGAGTACCATAACCAAAGAAACATCTTCTTGCAAATCCAGTTCTAAGATATTTCATGAATAAAGACTCAACAGGACCACTGTCAAGCAATGCTGTAGGAGTTCCAAATAACACCATGTTATAAGGGACTGGTACACCATATTCTTCTGTTCTCTGAAAATCTTTACTGTTCTTTGTAAGCTTTCCTCTGGTTAAACCCTTATCATAAACTTCAAGGAAATGGGTAAGTAACTCTTTAGAACCATCTGCTGTAAGATTAGAACCAATCTCATCACAGATATAATTAAGAGAACCTAATCCTTGGATTTGAAGTGCTGCTCTGCATTGCTTAAGAGCAGGAACAGTACCTTCACTGAACTCATACATACCTGAATTAACAGCTACATAATCCTTCATTCTCTGAGCTACAGTACCAACATCTTCTCCTGTTAACCCAGCTCTATCCTGAGCAAGATCCATGATGTTGTCTGCTATCTGAGACTTGGATTGAAGTATGAATTCATTCTTAAATGAGTTAAATATGGCATCACATATATTCATACTCATTCCCTTACCACCACCACTGGGTAAGAGATTGATGATATATGCATTGATTGGAAGTACATCCCCAGAAATGTTCTTGATATTAATTCGCATCATAGATGCTACCTTGGATATCAAATAAATAAACATATTCTGGAAATAAACTCTAGAACCATAATTATTAGTCTTAACCTGCAGATAATCTACCAGGTTATTACAGAAGCCAGGATATGCAGTATCCTTAAGCTTATCTGTAAGCTCTTGAAGCCTATGCTCCATAGTCTTACTCCTTAAGTTAAAAAATAAAAACCGGATTACTCCGGCTTAGAAACATTTGAGTTTAATAATACACTATAAGTTTATGTATAATAAACTTCATATAATCCACATTTTTTAAGTTTTTTAACAAATGTTCCTCTATTAATACCTAAAAGTCTTGCTGATTCTGATTGATTACGATTAGTAATTTCCATAACAGTAGTAATTATTATAGGTTCTATAAGATCACGAACCTTTTCATAAGCAATACCATAATTTGCTTTATCTTGAATTATGGATTTTATATCTTCTTCTGTAATCATAAATCCTCCCAATCATTTTTATGATCTTCAGTAACATAGCGATTTAGACTAAAACTTAAAATTGATTCTTTATAATTATCATCTTTATGTGTATCTTCTTCTCTAAGATACTTTCTATAGATATTCCAATAATTAGGATGTTCCTTTTTATAATTTTCAAAAGCTTTAATAAGAGCATCTTCAAGATAATTATTCAAATATTGAGAAGCATTTTCAGTATAGTATTCCTCTTCTCTTTTATTGTAATCTGCTTCAATCTTAAATGATTCATGTTTCATAATATTTTATTCCTCATAAGAATAGGGATAGTCTCATGCAATAGAGCGTACAGCATTGCCAGATGCATTAGATTACATGAGACTAAGAGGTGTCCCACATGGATAAATATTACCTAGCTGGAGGATTCTAGGCTGGAGAAATTCCATATGGGACGTATAGGTAGGAGTTGATGGAATCAAACCACCGTCTGCGGAGTTGATGGTCCGCTGTTTTCCTCAACTAAACTAAACTCCTATAAAATGGCGGGACGAATGGGACTTGAACCCACGACCTCCTGCGTGACAAGCAGGCGTTCTAACCAAGCTGAACTATCGCCCCTGAATCCCTCATCATAGTCAGCAGGGAAAGTGAGACAAAATTTAATACGATGAGGGAAATAGGAAGATCTACTAGGTTCAAAGCGTTATAAAGAAAGACCCAGTAGATCTGGTGTCCAACAGGACATTTATAAATATATATTAATTATTATTATTGTCAATATTTTTACTAAAAAATAATTAGGAGTAGAAAATAGCGTAGCTATTTTCTACTCCTTTATATTATTTCTAAATTCTTCAGACTTATCTTTAGCTACATCATCAATAAAGAACCATCTAGTATCCTCAGGTATAGTAACAATATAATTAGTATCATTCTTAATAGATATAAATACTTTACCTGATTTAATATAATCATCATCAAAGCTAAGAAGATATTCACCTTCTTTAACTATTTCAGCACCAAGGATATTAAATGTAAATTTACCAATTATTCTATTCGTTAATTCAACAATGTTGTTATCATGTCTGATACTCTTATCAAATATAAAAGTATCTATATTATTTGTAGTAATAGTAGCCTTCACTAAAGTAGCTTTAATAGCCTTCTTCTTAATTACACTAATTTTCCTATAAAGTTCTCCCATAGTCTTATGAAGACCATGAAGATCTGCTTCCTTACTATAGATCTCAGAGGGAGTAAGATTATCATAAACATCATCATTTAAATCTTTCTCAATTCTTTTAATCATTCCCTTAATATATTTATAAGAATAAATAAGTTCATCAAGATTAGTCATAGTAGAAACCTCAACTAAATTAGTTTAGAAAGCCTTACAGAACATTCTCTTACGTCTGCGCAATTCCTCTGTATTACCTGCAATGTAACAATCATGTTTCCTGAGAAACCTCTTAAATTCATCAAGAGATTCAAAATACAGAGGATCTCCATCCTCATCAATAAGCTGGTATTTGTCATCACCCAGATAGTAACAATCAAATGTTACATTGATATACTCAGGATGCTCTCTGGTTACTACTGGTTTAACAATAAATGGATAGTGCTTATTGCAGTACCATCCATTCTGCCCATCAAAAGCAATAAAAGGAAAATCTTTCTTGGTTCTTCTGGTTACTTTATATTGTTTAAATCCCCTAATCCACCTATTCAGTTCCTTACAAGTGTTAAAAGAATCACAATATTCATTGTCATATCCAGATTCATACTCAACTTCCCACCTACCGAAAGGTGAATAAGAAATGTGAAATTGAGTAACTCTTCCCTCATAAAGAGCAGTAAGAGTAAGTCCAGTATGAATATTCATTTGAGTTTCTCCTTAGTTATTCACTCACTTTAGGAACATAAGGTCTATAAGTTCCCAGTTGAAGTGAAAAAAATAAAAAATAAAAAAAATAAAAAGCCAAGCATAAGCTTGGCTTAACCTGTAGGGCTTGGATTAGGGCTAATAGATTCTAGCCCAAGACCACCTATCCCCAATAGCTTTGTTGCATTCACGTGCAACATCTGCTGAGGATACAACTACTGCAGGTTTAACCCATACACAGTCTTCCCTTTCTCTCAACCATCCCCCGCTAACGCGGGTGAACTTGATGTCTTCCCAATTCTCAATGTGATGACGAATCACAGACCCAAGTGGACGTCGCTTAAGAGCGCAAGCAGAAATGGGATTACGAGATGATACATATCTAGTCATAGTTATTTCCTCCAATGTTAATGACTATCATACGTCAAATTAGGAACATAGGAGATGAGTGTTAACTCATCTCCTACAACCAGGGTAGGAACATATGATATAGATCTCAACTATAGATCTCTAGATCTACGTTCACTACCCGTTTATTTCTGTATCTAAGTATCTCGTTATTCAGTATCTTAAATCCATCACTTAGTTACCGTCTTGTTTCTGATGTATTCATCAACAATAACATTGGGACACTCAAGCTTCTTATAAGAAGTCAAGAATCTAGTATAGATATCTTCAGGTATCATTCTGGTTCTAATCAACCAGTCATAACCTTCAAAGAAGTCTGAGAATGCTTTCTCATATTCAAAGTAGGTTTCACTATTGACTTTGCCAGTAATGGCCTGATTCTCTACCTTTACAGATTCTGACTTCTGAATCTTCTGATAGATATCTTCATCAAATTCTTTTGGCTTGATATTGATACCAAATGTCTTGTTAATCTCATCCATCAGAATATCTGCATTCTTATATATCCAAGCTAACTTGTTAGATACAAAGCTATTAATTCTATCAAGACTGATATCTTTTAATATGTAGCAGTCATGGATACTACCCTTGAAGCTATCATGGAACTCACGATATACTTCTCTGAGTAACCAAGCATCCCATGCATGAATGATGCAAGCTACTACACCCTTCATGTGCCAGTTTCTCTTGGTTCTGTCTAATCCATCAACTGCAATGGAGTAGATATTCCTTTCATCCTTTTCAAGCTCAGGAATCTTGTATTCACTAGCATAGAGACCATTACGACACCAATTCTCATTAAGATTAATGGTAATCTTATGGTATTTCTTGAAATCTACCACAAAACCATCTGGAAGCTTGTAATATATCTCTTTGTCATCTTTATTGAACTCAGAGATTATCTGGTTTTGTAAATCATCAACCATTTTCCAGTCGCCTGGAATCTGAATACCATTTAACTGATAAGGACGTTCACGTATATCATCTCTGATATACTGACCGAACTCATCACGACCAAACCCATAGATATACTCCATGAGTCCGTACTTGATAAGCTCACCATCCTTAAATGTTACTTTATTATTGTGGTAAACATCACCTTTAGCTGGGTCAATCAGATCAAGAATTAAACCTGAATCTCTAAGTAAACAACCTAAGATACGAATACCTGATGCACGCATATCGTATTCAGTGCAATCAAATCTATCTCCCATAGCTCTAAGAGGCTTAAAGTTTTGGAAGTCAAAGATGTTATCAATAGGATAAAGACGACCTCTCCAATCCATACCATAACCAGACAACCTATAAGATTCTACATCACAAGGATTATTCACCCAGTGATAATAGTCCCCAAGAAGTCTATGCTTCTTGTAGGTAATAGTCTGGTTCTTTAACTCTGAATCCTTGGTTTCATCAGCAAACTGAATCTGGTGATAGTCAAAGCCACAATCCTTCAATGCCTGAAATATCATGCACTGGAAGAACTTCAACTCATTGGTATCTATACTATTACCATTGATAATAGTCCAAGAGTCGTTGTACTTCTCGAAGTACTCATCTGTTACATGCTTGAACAGACCTGAATAAGAGACCTTAAGATTCTTAATCTCCTTAACTATCTCAAGTACTCTTGGATAAGCAGTCTTAGCTGCTTTGTTGTATACATACTCTCTTCCCATAATTCCTCCATTCTTACAGGAATACAATGTTCGGAATTGAACATTGTTTGTTTACAATCATTCGACAAATTAGAAACATATGAGCTAAAAGGGGAGAACTTTGTTCTTAATTGAAACTATAAAAATAAACAAAAAAATAAAAAGCTAGATACAAGATTCAGATCAAATCTGAAATCTTGTACCTAGCTGATTAAAACTAAAACTAAAACTTAAAACTACTTCGACTGAGGATACTGGTTCCAAGTTGAACCTTGATCCTCACTCCAGTTAATCTGAAGAGTGAAGCCAGTTCCCTCGAGTTTCTTGTTGAGAGTATCGATGATCCCCTTGCTGCTAAGTAACATCACCACATCACTCTCCGAGATGGGTGAAAGATGCTCACCAGTAAAGTCTTTTGTAGACTTCATGAGGTTCACAAAGTGAGTACGCTTAGGAGTAGTATCATTGAATGCCATTTTATATTTCTCCATTTAAGTAGCTCACTCAACAACCTACGTTGTCTCGTTGTTGCTACCATTCGTCAAATTACCGTTTACAGGAGTATCCTGTTCACAGTTTAATGGCGAATTAAAAAAGAAATAAATAAAAACGAATAAAGGGTGCATTTCTGCACCCCCACTCTAAGCCTAACTCGAAACTACTTCTTACTTGAAGTGCTTCTCGTTAAGCTTTCTGAACAGACTCCTACTAATAGTCTCATCAAGACCTGCACGACGTGCAAGCTCCTGAATCAACTCAAGTAAAGCCTTAAGCTCACTGACACTGATTTCACTGGTAAACTTCATACAACCTCCGTATTAATGACCGTTACCGTTAGTTCCCTGACCTGCCTGAATGCCCAGCTCCTGGTTAAGCCGCTCAATCTGCTGATCGATTCTCTTCAGAACCTCATCAGCCGCAGCCTGCTCGGGAGACTTAGAAGTCTCCTTAGCAACCTGCTGAGCAGCCTGAGCCGCTACGCCTGCGAGAGACGCAGCAGTAGAAGCCGCTACACGACCTGCGGTCTTCAACTGCTTTCTGCAGCCAATGCCAACAAGTGCACCCAGTCCGATCATACCCCAATCAATACTAGCCATTGTTTCCTCCTTTATTAGTGGTTAATGGAATGGTTTGATTGATAACTTCATTCGACAAATTAAACTGGGGGGGGATGTTAATTAATTTATCAATTAATTAACCTTCATTGCATCTGTACTAAATTATGAAATTCCATATAAGCCCGTTGAGTCTGTGTCTATACTAAATTATGAAATTTTTACTAAGCCCTAGATCTGGGGTATTTGACAATATGATAATATTAGATATTATGAGATATAGATCACATATTTAGAGAGGTATTTTATGAAACCAATTACTTATGGATATAACTTTGATTATGAGACTAAACCAAGAAAATATTGCTTATTATTCAGTATATTTGGTTTATGACTTGTCATTAAACTTATTTTTAAGATAGTGAAGTATAGTAGTACGGATAGTATCAGCACCAAATGAACCAATACCAGCACCAAGAGATAAGCCAACAGAAGGGCTGATATTAGGATATACAGCAATAAGGGCATAATAGACCATAGGTACAAGCATTGCTCCTAATATGCCCATTATCAGTGAATTTAATAATCCATTGGTTTTATAGCATTTAATAGTAGTAATAATACAGGCGATTAATGATCCTGCCATTATTCCATGTTCTTCAGCCCAGCTTACAAGAGAATCATACCAATTCATAACATCACCTGATATACTTAGAAATTAGTGATAGTTTAGAGGAAAATCATGGATATATCCAATAAATTAAGTGAGATTGAACAGCTAGTACCCAGGTGCTATAACAAGAAAGAGATAGCACAGGAGGTACAGGAACTGATCAATGACCCAAATCATGAAGCTGAGTGGGAACAGGTACTTGGATTAGCCAATATTATCAAGCAGGGAAGGTTCAGTGTACCTCAATATATTAAGGCTATCAGGTTTGTATCATATAGAATGGCTGGTAGAACCCAGAAAGATGCTTTCAGAATAGTATTTCCTGACAGATATAATGCCTTAATAGCTAAGGGATACCCAGAAAAGGATATAAATTCAGTAATATCTAGCTATGCCCGAAGCAAATTAGTGATAATGATACAGGAACAGGCAGCTATTCCTACTTGGATCTTAAATCAGGATGTATATCAGGAAGCAATAAATACCCAAAGGGAGATAATGTTGAATCCCAGAGCTGGATCTATGGCTAGAGTAACAGCTGCCAAGTGCCTAATTGAGAACTTAAAACAGCCTGAGAAGCAGGAATTACAGCTTAACATTGGTGTTACTAATGATACTATTGCTGAATTAAGGAATACTACCAGACAATTAGCTGAATTACAGGCTAAATTGATTTCTTCTGGTTCAAAGACTGCTCAGGATGTGTTAGATACTAATATTGTAGAGGCTGATTATGAGCCAAAAGAAGAAAACAGTTGATGAATATCTGTCGGAAGTAGATTATCACCCAGATCCTAACTATAAACCCACTACATTTGCTCTGGATTTCGTTAATTTCATCAAATTAGTCAATGGAGCAGAGGGTGAAGAGAACAAAACACCTGTATTTCACCTGAAAATGCTTGATTCTTTGACCCAGGAAGGTGATATTTGTAATTTATGCTTCCGTGGATCAGCCAAAACTACTTTATTTTGTGAATATGGAATCTTATATACTGCTGTATATGGTGTTTATCCTGGTTTTAAGGGTGGTAAGCCAGCAGATGTAAGCTTTATCATGTATGTTTCTGACTCAATAGAGAATGGTGTTAAGAATTTAAGAAAAAATGTTGAGTTCAGATATGAAAAGTCTGATTTTCTTAAGAAATATCTGCCTGATGTTAAGTTTACTGATACCAGAATGGAGTTTACTAATGCTTCTGGGCATAAGCTTACTGTTATTGGATATGGTGCTCTTACTGGTATTCGTGGTGCTAAGGTTGGTGGATCCAGACCACAGGTAGCATTGCTTGATGACTTGATATCAGATGAGGATGCTAAGTCTGCTACTGTTATCAGTGATATTAAGAATACTATTTATAAGGCAGTATCACAGGCTTTACATCCAACAAGAAGAAAAATTGTATGGTGTGGTACTCCATTCAATAAGAAAGATCCTCTTTACGAAGCTGTTGAGTCTGGTGCATGGAATGTTAATGTATTTCCAGTATGTGAGAGGTTCCCATGCAGAAGAGAAGACTTCTATGGTGCTTGGGAAGACAGATTCACATATGACCACTTACTGAACCAGTATGATAAGAGTAAAGCTACTGGTATGGTGTCTGCATTCAATCAGGAATTAATGCTTAGGATATTGAGTGATGATGAGAGACTGGTATCTGAAAGTGAGCTTCAGTTCTATGATCGAAGAGATTTACTAAAGAATAAGAATGCGTATAATTTTTATATTACTACTGATTTTGCAGTTACTGACAAACAGTCTGCTGATTTCTCTGTTATATCGGTATGGGCAGTAAGCTACAATGGTATGTTCTTCTGGGTTGATGGTATGGTTAAAAGACAGAATATCTCCAAGACAATAGAAGAGCTGTTTAATTTCAATGAGATATACCATCCAGTACAGGTAGGTGTAGAAGTAACAGGTCAACAACAGGGATTTATAGATATAATCCAGAAAGAGATGCTTAGAAGGAATAATTTCATTAACTTTGCATCTGATAAGAATTCTAACAGACCTGGTATCCGCCCTAATACAAATAAGATGGTCAGATTCCAGAATGTAGTACCATGGTTCCATCTGCATAAATTCTGGTTTCCTCAGGATCTAGTTGATAGTAAAGATCCAAGAATGATGGAATTCCTTGATGAATTAAGATTAGCTACTCCTTCTGGATTCAGGTCTAAGCATGATGACTGTATCGATACCATATCCATGTTATCAGCAATGAATATATGGAATCCTTCAAAACTTGAGTATACCATATCCTCTGAAGATCCACTGGTTAATGAGATGTGGGAAGAACCAATGACTAACTTATCATCGGAGTCATATTTAGTATGAACTTAAGGCAGTTAATAGATCATCTGGTACAAAACAATCTGTATCAGTTTAATATGGCTAAGAATGAACAGTTCCCAGCCATTATCAATGCTCTTAATCTGGAGCTTACTCAGTTATATTCAAGATATCCAGTATTAGAGAAAGACGTAGCATTCAGAAGATTTCCTGAGATATCCTTATACCATCTGACAAGAAGATATTGCAGATCTAATGATGAATCCAAGGAATTATATAAATATATCTTAGATACTAAAGATAATCCTTTCCTTGGTGATGTACTTAAGATTGAGAATGCTTATACAGAGTCAGGTCAGCATATAGTTCTTAATGACAATAATAATCCAAGAGCATGGTTTACCCCTTCCTTTGATACTATCCAGATTCCTAATACTACTGATATTGATACAAGAATAGCTATTATTGGATATAAAGCTAAGCCTGAACATATTGATCCTAATACTACAGATTTTGAGAAGGATATTTATATTCCTAGCTATCTTGAAGAACCTATGATATATGGAATAACCATGAGAGTAGCTGAAAGACTTCCTACCCAGACTGGTATGCAGGTAGTTCAGATGGCTCAGGCTAAATATAAAGAGTTATGTGATAACGTTGATACTCTTAATTTATTTCATGAAAATAATGTTTCAACAAATATTAAACTAGGGATGAGGAAATTCGTATGATAAACCCAGTAGACAGGTTATCTTGGCAGGAGATGTTAGGACATCCTGCAAGTGCAGGTCATCTTGTTGATACTCAGGTTAATACAGCTTATAACAAGATGGCTGCTCTTAGTGATCATATAGATGAGTTTAAGGATCTTTATGATTTTATATTCAGGATCAAGGGTTGGTTAAGGTACTATCTTCAGGCTAATTATGGATTAAAGGATGTATCTGATACAGGTCTTAATAATGATACGAATGGTATAGGTGGGGATATAGATTTATTTGATCCTGCTGGCGGTTCTGGCTCCGGCATATCTGCTGAAGGTGAGATTAAAACCAAAAGAGTATGGAGAATCTATATCAAGAACTATGATGAGATGGTTAGAGCCAGTTATGATGGTCTTCCTATACCTAATCCTATTGTAAGATTTGCTAATATATATGATCCGTCAAAGCCTTCTTACTTGGATTTATCATATGATGATAATGGTAATCCAACATTTAGTGGTACATTTAATATTAATGATCCTAATTCATTTGTTCCTCTTCGGTATCTTAATAGTCTAGCAAATCAATTAAGGATAGAATTAGCTAAAGTAGTATCTGTTGATAGATCTATATCTACTACTACTGATAGTCATGGCAGAGCTAATAAGAGATTAGTAGTTAATGATGTAATTCATTTTAGTGATGGTTCTCATATTAATGCATCAGGTGCTGCTGATGTTCCTTTTATGACTAAGGGATCTAAGGTTACTTTAGTTGGTGAGGTATCAGGATCTGCTACTGTTGATGATGATGGCAATGTTACTATTGGAACATCTGGTGGTGGTAATGATTGTTATAATAACAGTAATAAGTCTGTAAGAACTCTTATTGCTGGTGGTGGTAACAACAATATGACTATTGATGATGTTTATTATCGTAAGAATGGTCAGAGAGTTGTTAATAGCCAGACAGTAACACTTCCCTTTGCTACCTATCAGGAAATGGTAGACTACGTTAATGGTCATAAGGGAGCAGATGTTGGTTCTGCTGATATTGTAGCTGGTTACTGGTCTGATACAGCTACTATTAGCGGTACTGATGTAATGAAAAAAGGTGAAGTAGGTAGAGTTTATCCTGCTAGTCAGATATGGTTAAATTTCGATACTTCTGGTAGAACTACTACACTTAGAGATCATCCTGCTGATGGTAATTATAGGTGTTTAAGTACTTCTTATGCTAAGAATAGTTCTGGTGAGAACTCAACTACTACATCTACTGGCTCTCAGGGAAGTAGGTGGTTTGTATTTGATGGAACTCTTGGTACATTTATGAAGGTTAGCTAATGTTTCAATGGGATAATAAAGAACATACTTCTTTTACAGGTAGTTTCAGAGATCCTGAAACCAATACTTATAAGAAGATAACATTCAATAGTAAGGATACTAATCCATATATTGCCAGTGTATTTGGCAGACATTCCTATTTTGAAGTTAATAAGTATCTTATTGAGTGTGATTTAACTAAATATTCTGAACAGGAACAAATGGAATACTTATTAAGTCTTCTTAAAAAGAATCTTAATAGTCTTCTTACTGACGGGGTAACTTATATAGATAATGATATTTATCCTATTAATATAGAATTTCTTACTGAACTTAATGCTAAAGTAATTAGTAATGATCCAATAGTATTTGGAGTAACAGGCCATGAGCATAAATTAACTATGGATCAAATTAAATATCTGATTAAATGCATTACTTATGTTAGAAATATAATTTATAAGAATTATTATAATTGTATAAAAACATTATATGAATTACCCAGAGAATTAAGATCTGGAGTAATATTGGATGCTGCTACGTTTAATACTCCTGTTTACTTATTCAAGAGGGTTATTTAGTGAATACTTATATTTATTGTACTAAGGAATTGAAGGATATGCTTCAGGTCTCTTTGTATTCTATGGAGAGATCTGATAATACTCAATTTCTTGAGAATCTTCATATAGGTACTGACAGGGATAGCTATGACTGTATATCCAAAGCAGTAGACTATCCTGTTGAATGCTTTGATGCTATAGATTTACCATGTGATTCTGATTTCAGCCATAAGTCTATGGCAGGTAAGGTTCAATTAGTTGAGAAATATGGATCTGGATTAATTATTGATGCAGATACTTTATTTATTAAACATATTGAATTCCTTGAAAAATTTACTAAGAAAGCTGGTGGAGTACAAGATTGTAGTTACTTTACCAGATGTAATACTGAAAGATTATGGACTCCTGAGTATTGTAATGTTGGATTCTTCTATGCTCCTGAAGGTGCTAATGTAGAAGATTTTAAGAAATTCTGTAAAGAATATAATCCAATGTACCCTGAGCAGGATTATCTTAATTGGATCTACAAAGAGAAGTATCTGTACCCTAAGTTCTGGAATATCCATATTCCTAATATGGCTTATCCTTGGGAAACAGATAAAATTTGCATGATTCACTATACCAGTAAGAAACCAGGAATTAATCAGACTTGTAAGTCTTTTAAGCAGAAATTCTCTAACTATGAGTTTCTTAATCTTTGGTATGGTGCTAAGAAAGAATATGATGAGGTAAAGAATGATAAGTCATGGTACTGATCCACATTGCAATCCAGAAGATCCTGATTGGGTTAATATAGATCTGACTCCTCTTCTGTTTTGTAATTATCATTGTCCTTATTGCTATAACTCATTTAGTAAAGAAAAGCCTTTTTATTCTGATAAGTCTGTAATGTGGGATGATCATCATGTAGATATCTTATTACATCAGTTCAGTGAGATGAAATATAAGCTTATGATTCAGGTATTAGGTGGTGAACCATTATTCTGGAAACCACTTAATCATCTTATTGAAGGTCTTGATAAGATAGATAATGTAAAGATAACCAGAATTTATACTAATGCTTATAAGAAATTAGACAATACTACTATATCTCCTAAGCTTGATATGATTCTTGATTATCATCCTATGTGTACCAAGAATAATACCCTTTTTTACAATGCTCAATATTGTTTGGATCATAATATCCAATTCAAAATTAAATTGATGCTTCTTCAAACTCCTGAAGCCAAGCATAATGTTGAAAAGTTTGTTAAAGAAGCTACAGATCTTGGTTTCAGAGATTATTTAAGAACAGCTTTTCTTAATAATAATCAGGTATTAATGGATCCTAATTATTACAGTATTGAAGGTATACCCTCATTTATAAATTACTATATTAAAGGTAAATGGGTAGATGAGAAAGATCTATGGAAAACAAATTTATCTTTTACTGGGCAAAAATGTCATCTAAACTATATAGCAATAAGACCTGCTGGTGAAATATCTCAGGCATGTCTTGGTGTTAATACTCATTCCAATATCTTTGAAGATATGGATTTTGGTAAGAATTACAGAATACCTGATGTTCATTGCTGGGTAGGTTATTGTGGAGCTAACTGTTGTACTGAGTTAATTAAGGTTGATGAGAGTGAGGTATAAGTATGGTAAAACCATTAGATATAAAAAAAGCAATTGCTGATAAAATCACTAAAGCTGTTACAGATACAATAGGTGGTGTTTCAAATTATCTTACTGGAAAAAGAACTCGTGCAGAAGCTGAGAAAGCATTTAAGCAAGGTGTGATGGGTCTAAAGAAAGATGATGGATCATCTTTTATGACACGAAAGGATCATGATCAGCTTGGACAACAAGCTTTACAAATTGAAAGTAAAGCTAATACAAAAGCTTTAAATGCTCGAGATGCTGCTGATAAAACTGCTGATGATCTTTTTAATCAAAGTGTGCAAACTAAACGACAAACTTTAGCTACTGAACGGCAAAATTTGAATAATGCTCAAGCTGCTAGACTTGCTTATCTAACTCCTAAAGAAGGGGATATAATTAAATCATTCAAATTAAAGAATGGTCAATTAGAGAATGCAGGTGGTAATGAGTATTATATATATCATGAAGCTGATCCTGCAATGAGGCGTCCCGCAGGATATGTACAGTTACAAGATCAACAGGTACAGCAATTAATAAATAAAAATCCTAATCTAGAAATTAAAATAGCTCAAGATACGGGTTCAGGTAACCTCAAAATATTAGATCCTAGTAACAAAAATGATCAAATATATTTAGATCATTTTATTAAAAATAACCCAAATGATCAATTTCTTACTGGTGCTGCAACTAGATATAAAGATAAATTTGATGCTTTTGATACAGATATAAAAAATTATAAGAGTAAGGTTTCACAAGCAGAGAATGCAGTTAAGGGTATAAATACATCGACAGAAAGACAAACACAAATTGCATCTAAAAAACAAAATAAGGATACATATACTACAGCATTAAAAACTAATCATGATACATACCTAAAAGCTAAAAAAGATTTAGATGATCAATTTACAGCAGATCAAGCTTTAAGAAACGAAAAAATAAAGCCTCTGGAAGAGACTAGAAATAAAGCAGTAATACAGTCATATATAGATCCAATTAAACATGATACTGCACTTGCAGCAGGTATAGGTGGTGCTGGAGTAGGTATTGCAGCATATAATGGTGCTGATCCTTTTGGTGTAACAGATAATTGGGGTGCAGTAGAACAACCCGAATATACTAGAGGTACTCAAGAGCAAGTAGATGCTGCTAGAACTGCAAAAGCTGTTGAAGAACAAAAAGCTCAGGAAGCTTACTATAATCAATTAGTAAGTTCAGGTGCTATAAAACCAGATGAACCTATTGCAATTCAAAATATGAGGAATGGGATAGAACCCGAAAGAGTACAAGCTTTACAAAAAGTACAAGATGCAACTGCTCAAGTAGCACAAGGTAATGTACCTGTACAGGTAGAAGGTGGTGAACCAGAAGCAGCTATAGCATCAAGAGGTAATGATTCTAATGTTGAGTATTCTCCTGAAGTATTAGCAATACTTCAAATGTTACAGGAAAATAGTGATAATGAAGATGCTGCTAGAGCTTTAGCTGATTATACATACAATAATTATAGAGGTAATAAAGATCTTAATAGATTAGGTTGGAGAGCATTTCTTAAACAATTATATGATACCCAATTAATGAATAAGGGCTATGATATTAATCAATATAGGATTAGGGGTTAAATATGAGTGGTAGATATCAACAAGACAGAGCAACAGCTGCTCTTTGGCAAGCTAAATTAAATGCACTGCAGCAAGCATTAGGATCTAATAATTTTTTTCATGGAACAGATTTTAGGAATTTTTTAACAAATGGTGATTGGCAAAATTATCAATATTTAACATCACGTGCCCCTGATCCTTTTGGGGTAAGTGGAACTAATAGATATTTAAGTGCAAATCTTCCTGAATATCATTTAATTGATCGTATTAGAAATGCACAGGATCTTGATGAAGTTAATAGACAGTTAAGTTTATGGAAACAATATGATCCATTAAATGCACCTGCTAATATTAGAAATTACATAAGAATGCAATCTGTAGGTAGTGTTGGTACTAGACCTCAATTTAACATAAATGAACCAGTACCAGTACCAATTAGAGGTAAAACTGGTGATGGTGCTCCTAGTACATTTACTTATGGCCCTGGACAGGGTTATGTACCTAATCCTCCTGTAAGTAGTGTTGGTACTAGTGTTCCAACATTTGATTCAGAATCTTCTCCTGAACATTTTGGTGATGGATCTTTTGGTGCACCTACTTATGGCCCTGGTCAAGGATATACACATGAATCAGCAAAAGTTGCTGTTGATACTTCTAAATCTCAAAAATCAGGAACAATTAGTGCAAAGTCAGGTAATACAGGTACTTCTAATATTAGAGTTATTGGTGGATCAGGTAGATCTACTGGTGGTACTTATTCAACACCTAAACCTACTCCTATGTATAACCCTGATAATGTATCTTCGGCTTATTCATTAAGTAATACCCCTATATCTCCTGAAATGCAAAGACAAGCATTAATAGATAAATGGAACTTAGAGCATGGTAGAACTGGTTCTACAGGTTATGCTACTGGTAAAGGTGCATTAACTTCTAGTTCCGATGGTACTTATGCTACTGGTGAGGGTATTAAAGATGCTAATGGTAATGTATTAACTAATCCAGGGGGAGATTGGGAATATCAATATGCTCTTAAGGATCCACAATATGGATTAGGTATGATGAGTAAGATGTCTGATGCACAGAAAAATTACTTACAGGCTGTATCAGATAATATGGGGTATAAATATAACTTTACAGGAGCACCTAGATTCGTATGAGTATAGATGTTAATAATATTGCAGATGGATATGATATTGGTAAGCAATTACTTGAAGCATATCAGGCTGCTGATGATAAAGAGAAGTTCCTTGATGAGTTAGATTCTCTTAAGGGATCTGGAGCATTATCTAACTATAACAGAGATACATTCAGGGCTTATGCTAATAAGGGCATTATTCCTAATGGTAATATTTCTGTTGTATCTAATGTTGGATCTACTAAAGATCTTACTGAGTACTATGAGAAGCCTATTACTGACAGACAGGACGAGCTTCATAATATGGTACAGAAGGAATTCGATGACACACAGACACTTGTTGAGAATGAATTTAATGAAACGCAGGAACTGGTTCAGAGAGAATTCGATGAGACACAGGATAATCTGAATACTAATACCAATAAGATTATTAACAATGATAATGCTAATCATGCATCTCTTATTAGTGATCTTGATAGTAATACAGATAAGATTATTGCTAATGATAATGCTAACTTTGCAATAGCTACAGCTAAGGGGGATAAGCTTCATGATATGGTTCAGAAAGAGTTTGATGATACTCAGCAATTAATGACGGCTAAGTGGGATAAGATAATCAGTATTCTTACTGTACTTGGTACTAGTCCATTGACTGAGGAAGATATGGCTGAAGTATTAGCAGCTAGTTAATTAAATAAGCCCTAGTAAATACTAGGGCTTTCTTATATCTATAGATCTATCAGGGAATAGATCATGCCAGCCTGATTCCGTAGGTCAGAGAGTTGTCCAGCAGAGCCATATAAGCTTCGGAGCCTGATTCATATACTGTCCCGGCTTTCGGGGTGCTCATTGACGGAATGAGCATCCGATATATATATGTATAATCTTTTGTCGTCACAGGCTGCTCAATCCTTCTGAGGAAAATCCTGCCCTCTTTCGGGTGCGGGAACCACTCGCCGACGTTCCACAGCGCCGGATCCCTTGTTTTGTCACTATAATTTGCTATAACGGGAGGGAGATAACCTTTGTTCCAATAAAAATATCTGATAACCCCCGAGTCGATATCTCTCACAGTAACGGGTTCCCACAGCAGGAAAAGATGCAAGCCGGAGGACACATTGGTCAGTTTATTTCTGCCCTCATTACCCAGCAGCATTACATGTGGAGCCGCGCTGTCATTTATATTATCCAAGGATGATACGTCTGTAAGCACGTCTTTGGCATAGCCGCCAGTATAGTAATCATACCTGGGCGGGCTGAACGTTCCGGGGGTCAGTTCGTACTGCGTGTCAATATCAAAAATCCCCGGCGTTTTATTCATAAACCACATTGACGCAACGGGCTCTGACGCGCTTCTTGTCTGTTTAGTAAATGCAAGCTGAAAATGAGTATAGCTTGTATGCGATGAGTTAATGCTGTATGCATAGCCATATTTCCCGCCAGCATAGACAATGCTCATGCTCACAGCAGATGTATCAGCCGAAGGCGTGATATCCCACGTCAGGCGCGTCTGAATATCGCCGTTATTATACCCGCGGAGGAATTTTGAGATGTAATTGCACGCTTCCGCGCTGTTCTGATAGCCATCGCCGTATGTGGCAGGCGTGACGCACATCATATCAAATGACGGAAGAACGCAGATATCTAAATAATATCTGCTGTCACGTGTGTAGCAGAAAATGCACAGCCCGACTGAATTAGAATGCTTGCCGATAAAAACGATCTTTGAGCACGGCGCAGCCGAATCAAAATAATTCGTTTCTGAAAACACCGGAAATCCTTTATAACCCTCAGCGCTGTACGCAATTTCTTTCTGGATCTTGAGGTCCGGAACGTCAGTGATAAATTTATTTACGATCCAGTCTGTCATGACGTCAAGTGCCAAATTCGGGCTGGCACTGTCTAAAATGACTGATTTCGTGATTCTTTTCTTGTATGTCATTTTTATTCATCCTCTACTATGTTGGAGTCTTCAGCAATATTCATCTGTGATGTGCCATCGTATCCAGGTGCACGTTCTGCAGCATTCCAAAAACTCAATCCGCCCTGGGTGTCATCGCCGCCCTCGGCCTCGTCTGCGGTGATGCTCATGCCGTATTTATCGCTTCCCATGTTATTGAGCATAATGTCTATCTGCTCTTTGGTGTAATAATTACTCAGTAAATTAACTACCTCTGACTTAGTGAAATAATTATCCAAATCACTAGTATTTGCCTTTGAGTTTAACTTTGTATCAATCTCACTTTTTGTATAACAGTCACTACATGTACCACCTGTACTACCACCACCACCCGAGCCTGACTCAAGCATGCTGTCTATCTGCTCTTTGGTGTAGAACTTCTCGTTAATCTCATTCTTATTAGCAAATGTATCTTTGGAATACTTCATTAATTTCTTGAGATTTTCTTTATCAGCATATCTCTGCTTCTTAATCTTTATATCAGTCATGATTTATTCCTTACTGTACATTAAATGAAGTATTATCAATAGTATTAATTATTACTTCTTTGAATGATCCTGCTGTACCATTAATATTAGATCCAGTATCATCAGTAGTTGTAGCTACTATAGAAGGATTAACACACTGATATTGATCAGTATCATTGTATGATAATGGATCAGAGTATCTAATAGTATAAATAGCTACATTGTTACCAGTACCAGCACTCTTAACCACATTGACAGTTCTATACAGATCTTTACCTAATACTAATCCTTCTGGTTTAGGGGCAGTATAGTCATCATAAGTAACAGTACCTTCAGAATCAGTATTCTTGGTAACAATAGTAGTTACTTCCGGTACTTCAGAATAATAAGCTTTAATAGTAGATATAGTCTTAAGCTTAGTATCTACAGAATTAGTGGTAGCTAATCCATTGAATGCAATACTAGATCCATTAGTCTGATTAAGAGTAATAGATCCTATCTCATT